TCTCTATCAGTGCAAATAAAGTCTTTGCGCAATAGATATAGACAGGTCCAATTCGTATAATCAACCGACCCGCCGGTGAATTGGAAGCATGCGGCCAAAGGAGAATGATTATGCCAAAAATTAAGGTAACCGACAATAAGGGGCTTGTTCAGGAGACAGGAACAGGCGTAGATATTGAGAGCAAGTTCAAGAAGTCAGTTAGCTATGATGTCACTGATCTAACAGCTAATACAACATTATCTCGTGGCGGTGTTTACACATTTACATCAACTGCAACCATCACAGGTACATTACCAGCAGCGTCAACAGTGCCCGGTTCTCTCTGGGTTTTCCGCACGGTGACACATGATCAGTCTCACTGTTTAACAGGTTCAGGCATGGACGAAGCACCAGGTGCCGTCGGTGGTGATGGAAAACTATTTTGCATGAATCCAACAGGGGTCTCAGGCACAATGCATGCCGGAGCCACAGACGCCCAGGCCAATCCTAAGACTTCAGGTGGTGAGCTTAAGCTGTCCGCTTCTGCAGGTTGCGCGGTTGCCCTGATGTGCGATGGATTCCAGTATCACGCACTGTCTGCCAGTGGAACTCTGACATTCGTTGATACAGCAGCTAACTAGTGATTTTAATATCTCTCACATGAGGGATACAATCAAAAAGCTGCTCAAAGGAGAAAACAATGGCAGAAAAATTAAAGTCAACAAAATCTTCATCTACAAAATCGAAAAGATCCCCAGCTAAGGCGACACGTGCTCCCAAGGCCGCTCCCAAGGCGACTGCAAAGGCTGCGGCTGTATCACGGGCAAAAAGACCCGAGCTAAACTCAAACGGTTGCACAATTTACTATGAGGGAGATGTCTGCGAATATCTATGTGATAAGACAGGAACCTCAAAGGGCAAGGTAACTGTAATACAGGACTGGGGCGGAAACGATCACAGCTGGGTTGAAGTTACTTTTCCAGGACCTGCACCCCACGGTGGACAGCGTGTTGTAGAGAGATTCAGGCTAAAAAGACTTTGATAGTCACTGTCAGATGTATTTTCTATTACATCTGAGTAGATAATCATATGTTGCGTTAGAGAGGTAACAGAAGCTATAAGAGAGCCCGGATCCTATATCCGGGACTCTTCTCTATTAAGTTCTATTAAGTGAATGTAAATAGAATCGTTGTGTCCTGTCTTGATACTTATGTTTAGGATTACACCTAGCAGGAGATAACGTGGCAACATTTGCAAATACGACAAATCCGACGCCTTTTGGATTTTTTAACGATGAGTCTGAGTTTAAAACTGAGGCAGATAATATTGTCGTATTTGTTAAGAGAAAGCTCGGTGATGATGTATTAAGCGTCGAATTGACAAAAAAGCAGATTTGGGGAAATCTTGAGGAAGCAGCTCTCGAGTACGGCTCAATATTAAATCAGTACCAGGCCAAGTCACAGCTTGTTCAATTTTTAGGAATGCCAACTGGAAGCAATCTATCGGGATCAGAAGGCAAGTACCCAAGAGAAAATCTTGACTATCTAACACGATTCGCCGAACCTTACTCCTTTGAAGCTGGGGTTGGAGGCTCGTATAATATGATGTCAGGATCAATTGATCTAGAGAAAGGGCGACAGGATTACGACATCTATGATGAGCTAAAGGATGAACAGGGAAATCTTGTCGTCTCATCAAGCATGAACTCTGCCCCCCGAACGAAGGTGCAAATCAATGAGGTGTTTCACTTTTCTCCACAGGCAGCATACAGATTCTTTGACACCACATCAGCAATCAACTATCTTAATAATGAGTTTTCCTTTGAATCCTTCACACCTGAGACAATATTCTATGTCCTACCAGTGTTTGAGGATATTCTTCGAGCAGGCCAGCTAGATCTATCTAATAGAATTAGACGCTCGAATTATTCCTATGAGGTGATAGGGACCAAGATCAGAATATTTCCGCAACCGACAAAAGATGATCCCAAGAAGCTATTCATTCGAGTGAGATTCTTTTCCGATCCTCTCAATCCTGCATACACAGATGAGACCATCGACGGAGTGTCAAACTTGAGTGATCTGCCCTTTGGAAACTTACAGTATAACAGGATCAATAGCATTGGTCGACAATGGATACGACAGTATTCTCTTGCGCTAAGCAGGGAGCAGTTAGGCCTAATCAGGTCAAAGTTTGCCTCAATACCGATACCAAATGCAAATCTATCTCTAAATGGAACTGATCTGGTGGCACAGGGAAGAGAGGATAAGACTACCCTAATATCACAGCTTAAGGAAATGCTTGACACGATGACATATGATAAGCTGATGGAGGTCGCTGCTGCTCGTGCAGAGTCAATACAGAAGCAGTTAAAGTACGTACCAATGCCAAACGGCTTAGCCATATTCATGGGGTAAAAGATGTCAAGATTCTTTATTACACAGCGAGAAATAGACTTTATTAACGATATCTCTAAAGAGATCGTAAAGGATGTAGTTGGACAGAAGATATACTACTTTCCAATCTCTAAGGTAAAGTCTCGAGTTCATGATGTCTATGAGGAGTCAGTGAACAAGGTCTTTGATAATCCTATCGAGATAGAGGCACTTGTCCAATATATGCCTCAAGAGATTCGAACCAATACATTTGGAAGCGAGGAATATTATACAATCGAGGTATACATCCAAAAGAAGGACCTAAACGATAGAGGCATTCAGATTCTCGAGGGTGATTTCTTCAGCTACGGTGAGGTATTTTTTGAGGTGATTCAAGTTCCAGATTCTAACACAATATATGGCGAGATCGAATTTACCTCTTTCATAACAATTACTGGTAAGCAGGCAAGAAAGGGACAGTTCAAGTCTCAGGTGTTTGGCCCAACCGACGAGATGAATTCCGACGGCGATGCAGTGCAAAAGACATTTGTTCAGCAGCGCGGTGTTTCTGCAAATCGGCTTGGAGAAACAGCAGATAAGAGAGATCTACAGACGAAAGGTGTTCTCACAGAGCCTATTTCTGGTCCAGCAGAGGTATCTGAAAGAGGGGACTCCACAGGTGCGGGATCTTCCTTTTATGACGAGAGCTAACGATGTCAGATGAAACTATTGTAAAGAGAGGATTACAGGACCCATACGCTGGAACCAGCGTTCCTGAGGACTTTTCCATTCCTCCTGTCGGTGTCGAGGATGCAGATAGGTCTGTGTTTCGTCTTTTTGATAGAAAACTTAGCTTTGTTGTCGAGGTGGATAAGCAGGCTACCAAGGTCCCCGTTGTATTTTCAACAGGTGAAAGATTTGCGCTAACTCGCAGACGCCAGCCCATCCGAGACAATAACAATACATTGATTCTACCAATCATATCGATTAGAAGGGTTCGAATTGTTCATGACCCAGCCCAGGCAGGGTATAGAACACCCATCTCGCACAAGGATCAAGAGAGCTATATCATTAAAAGAAGACTAGGAAAGAAGGATAGAGACTACCAAAATATCATCAATAAGATGGGCCTGAAAAATCAGAAAAATGTATCATCGAATAAAAATTTTGAAAATCAGTCATCGAGACCTTTTAGTGGCAGTATTGAGGATACAGTTGCAACTCGACGCAGCAAGGTTGGTGTAAATAGTGAGGTAGCCTCGACAGGAGAGCTTCTCGGAAGTAGTTTAAATGACAATATCTTTGAAGTTATAACAATTCCCTATCCTACATTTGTCACCCTTGAGTATGAGGTAACCTTCTGGACACAGTACATGATTCAGATGAATCAGCTAATAGAGACAATGATGGCCAACTTCAGCGGTCAGGGTCATGATTACTTGCTTGAGACAGATACAGGATATCAGTTTGTTGCCTACCTACAGTCACCACTAACAGCAGCTGATAATTTTACTGAGTTCTCGTCTGAGGAACGTATAGTTCGATATACATTTTCAATGATTGTTCCAGCGTACATTTTGGCACCAAGTCAACCAGGATTACCAGTACCGTTTCGCAGAACATTCTCAGCACCGCAGATTGATTTTGGAATTTTTGAGTCACATGCACCCATTGTTAAAGTAGATCAGCGTCCAAATTCAGATGGAGACATAAATAAGTTTATCTTGTCAGATGTTGAAATTAAGAACAAATCGGGCAATACACCTTTGCGCAGAGGAGCATCTGATGTCATGATTGTTGAGACAACAATTGACCCAATTACGAAGAAGAAAACTGAGAAAAGAGTCCCCATTCTTACTCGCAACCAGAGAAAGGGAGAAACTGTTGCAAGCGCTCGAGTTGTGAAGGAAATTATGCGTGAATTTGAGTGAGGTCAATTGAGTATTTATCTCATATTTATAGCCAGTAGTGAACTGCGTACGGGAGAATATTAATGGCTGAACAGATCTTTAGATCACCAGGGTTTTTCGAACGTGAAGTCGATCTTTCGCAACGAGAATCAGAAATTATTGGTGTGCCAGCTGGTGTTGCGGGAACTTCGAAGACCGGTCCTGCATTTGTTCCTGTGACTGTTGGATCATTTGCGGATTTTGAAGCACGTTTTGGAACCCTTGATCACAAGAAGTTTGGACCCTATGCTGTTCGTGAGTTCTTAAAGAACAGAACAGCACTTACATTTGTTCGTGTGCTAGGCGCAGGATCAAATGAGACTGTAACAGATTTTGAAAAGACAATAACCCAGGGAGTCGTCAAGAATGCTGGGTTTATTATCAAGAGTACAGCCGCTGGAGGAGGATCCGCTGGCCATAATGGTGCGGTCCAGTTTCTTGTAGCGCGTCACTTTGTGTCTGCATCAACAGAAACAATAGGTTTTCCAGTCTTTACTGATAACGACAGCTACGACATTGTCAACGGCGGAGACTATGTGTATCTTGTTCGTGGCATGATAATGTCAGCAACTGGAACACGAATGCAAATACTGAACGCTTCAAGTTCTTATTCGCCTGCAGATGTAAGAAATTCAGTTGCAACAATTGAATCCGGTTCATCAAACCCTCTCTTTAACACGTTTAAGCTTGTTGTATCTTCAACCTCAACAGGATTTGGAACCGCAGAAGGACACACTTCGATAAAGATCTTCACAGCGTCTCTTGATCCTGAAAATAAGCACTACATCGCAAATGTTCTTAACACTGATCCAGAGAGGTTCCAGGAAGAACAGCACCTGCTATACGCTCACTTTCCTGTTGAACATGAGATAGCACCTGTAAGTGATTATGATTTTTCAGTTGGGCTGGCGTCAGGTACTAACACCACATCAGCTGAAAATGGAGCATCTGAAGCCTTTAGAGATTCATACGGTCGATTTGATACCAGATATCGCACACCTCGCACCACAAAGTTTATTTCACAGCCATACGGAAAGAGAGAATACGATCTATTTCACTTTGAAACGATAGCAGATGGATCGGAAGCAAACACACTGTACAAGGTTTCCATTGCAGAACTTAGAAAATCAACTGATCCAAAAGATAAGTTTGGTACATTTACCGTTCTTGTAAGATCTTTTAGTGATATTGATACTAATCCTGAGATCCTCGAGCAATATCCACTTTGTACACTTAATCCAAATGATGAAAATTACGTCGCCAGAAAAGTTGGAGATCTGAAGGTCGCTTATAATTTCGATGCAGAAACATCCGATGAAAGAAGATTACTGGTATCTGGAAAATATCCAAATGTTTCAAGCCGAGTAAGGATTATAATGCATCCCAACGTGGAGGAGGGAAAAATACCCGTCAGTGCTCTTCCCTTCGGATTCCATGGCATTCCTGCTCTCAAGACAACTGAGACATTAGCAGACAATGCCACCTCTGCCCAATCAGAGGGATTTGCAGGGACAAGACTTGCTCTATCATGGGAAGGTATTTCGTTAATACCCGGAACATCAGAGCTACGAGGTGGACTTTCAGGATCAATTGTTCCACCAGTCCCATATCGCTTTAAGGTGACAAGGGGCAGGGTGGCATCAGGCGGACTCGCCGGCTCTCCGGGAAATTCTGAGAGGGTGGATTCTAGATTTTACTGGGGAACAAAATTCGAGATAGTTCCATCTAGTGGAACACTCAAGGAGTCTATTTTTAATCCAAATGTTTCGAGCCAGCCTAACCCTCTAATTTCAAATTACACAAAGCTGCTTGGAATTCAGGAGATGGACTTACTTGTGACAGGTGCGGGAAGAGATGAGTTTAATAATAATAAATTCACCCTTGCAAGAGTTGCTTTTGGCAATACAATTACCACATTTACTGGCAGTGGAATCCCTGGTCTAAACAGAGGCATTGTCGATCGGATAACGGGAACAGCTGCTGAGCACATGCTAGACGCAGCATACATTAGAAACGGCACACCGCTGCCCACATTCTATACTGTTGGTGATGGAGTCTCAAAGGGAAGGCTTACTTTCGCATCACTTGTCTCACTGACAGGCTCTGTGTTCTTCAATAAGTTCACAAGCTTTGCTAAGTTCACAAATTTCTTCTACGGGGGATTTGACGGTGTCAATGTTCTTGATAGGGATATGGCTCGGCTCAATGACAGGGCAACATCTTCTGATACAAATGGAAAGGCTTCAGAGGCAAATGCTAGTAGCACAGACGGCAACGCCTTGAATATCGGTTTGAGTACATCAATGGGCATAGGTGCCGGAAAGAATAACAGCACTGTTCTATCCTACAGGGCAGCAGCAGAGATTCTGACCGATGAGCTCTCATCACGAATTAATATACTGGTCATTCCAGGCATTCGAGATAGGAAGGTGACAGACTTTGTGACAGACCTTGCTGAAGATTACAGCAAAGCAATTTATGTTCTGGATGTTCCGGCTTATGACGGAGACGGAAATAGGCTTTATGAAGATAGTGCAAATCGACCCGATGTTGCAAAGACTATAGAGCAATTTGACGGAAGGGCACTCGATACAAACTACGCTGCAGCATATTTTCCAGATGTTTCTATCACAGATCCTATCAATAATAGAATTGTTCAAACACCTGCTAGTGTCGCCGTCTTGGGAGCCTTAGGGTTTAATGATAATGTTTCATACCCGTGGTTCGCACCAGCAGGATTTAATAGAGCATCTTTAGACTTTGTAGTAAACACAGAGATTCGCCTTAATGCAGGGGATCGAGATGATCTCTATGAGTCAAAAATTAACCCAATTGCAACATTTCCCAATGCTGGATTCGTGATATTTGGTCAGAAAACTCTCCAACAGGCAAGGACTGCTCTGGACAGGGTTAATGTAAGACGAATGCTTCTTGAAGCTAAGCGAATCATCTCTGATGTGGCCAATAAGATAGTTTTCGAACAGAACACACCAGAAACAAGAGCGCGATTTGTTGCACAGGTAACACCGCTGTTATCACTAATTCAATCCCAGCAAGGGATCGATCAATTCAGCGTTGTTATGGACGAGTCAAATAATACACAGAATGATGTCGAGCAAAATCGACTTAACGGTCGTATAGTCTTAGTGCCAACAAGAGCAGTTGAATTTATTGCAATTGACTTCATTATAACAACTTCTGGAGTTAGTTTTGAGTAGAAAATATGTATGTATGACACTATCGGAGAATTCTAAATGGCCGAAATAGTCTTCAGAAGTGCTGGAGTTAGCACAAGAGAAATCGACGTCTCTGGGCGACGCTCTACGAGCGGGCCTGTTGGTACACCTGCTGGTGTGATTGGAACTGCAGAAAGAGGCCCAGCCTTTGTTCCTGTAACAGTTGCTAGCTATAGAGATTTTGCAAATACCTTTGGAAACACTGACGGTGAGAGGTTCGGGCCAATCGCTGTGAATGAATGGCTAAGAAATGCGCAAGCATTGACATATGTTCGTGTTCTTGGCGTGGGTGATGGCAAAAAGAAGAATGCAACATCTGGCAAGGTGACGAATGCTGGGTTCATAGTTGGACAGAAGCTTCCCCAGAACAATGGCAGTGTGGGAAAAAATGTCTACGCTGTGGATAAAGGAAATCTAGGAAGAACACACATTCTTGGTGTGTACATGTCGGAATCGGCAGGTTCAACAGTCTTTAGTGATGCGGGTATCATTCATCAGGCATCAAATAGAGTAAATCATTTCTGGACAGGTATGAATGGATCCGTTCCAATTGTTCGAGGGATGATTTTTGCACCTTCTGGAGTAATACCCGCACTTTCTGCATCTTCTGTTAGTGCCACAGGATCAAACGGCCAGCCCTCGAATACAAGCCCAGCAATACTTGGCAATCACGGAGCAAGTCTTCAAGGCTGCATAACAGGTGCTGTCAACCTGTCAAATCAGGAGTTTGTGATGCTTCTGAATGGGCATAAGAATACCGCCGAAAATCCAAATGTCATCACATGCTCCTTTGACCTTAGGTCTAGTAATTACTTTGCTGATGTCCTCAACACAGATCCGCTATTAGCAGAGAAGAAGGGACACCTTCTCTATTCTAGCTATGATATTCATCCAACTCTTGCAGTTGTAACGGGCGTTGGCATTGTGTATCCCGGAAGTGGAACACTACTACCGAGCGGTGACACCCTGGAGCCAATTGCTTTCCTGACAACAGGTAGTGCTGCAAGAAACAATGGGTCAGCAACACAACCTGATTATGAGAACTTCGAGACACGTTTTGCTGCATCAGTTTCACCATATGTCATCAGTCAGGATTTTGGTGGGTCTAAGTACAACCTCTTTAGGGTACACTCTCTAGATGACGGTGCTATCGGAAATAAAAAGGTAAAGATCTCTATTGAGAATATTCAGAAATCGACAGCTGATACAAATAAGTTTGGAAACTTTGATCTTATTGTTCGGGATTACTATGACTCAGACAATGAGAAGGCTATTCTTGAGCAATATCGTGGTCTCTCTCTAGATCCCGGATCAGATAGATTTGTAGCAAGGGTGATTGGAGATCAAAATACATTTTATGATTTTGATAAGAATGCTGGATCACAAAAGATTGTTGTTGATGGTGACCACCCAGTGCAGTCAAATCTAATAAGAATTGAGCAAAGCACAGCGCTCAAGAATGGAGTTATTCCCAACGACTCACTCCCAATGGGAATGAGAGGTCCGAATCACTTAGTGACATCAGGAAGTGATCCTCTCACAGATGTTGGATTTGCATCAGAATCGACATGGGGTAAGGCTGGAGATTCACTAACAATTCTAAAGCGAACCGTCGAACCACCTGTTCCGCTTCGTGAGAGTGTGAAGGTGGGAATCTTCCCGAACGATCGAGCTCTTACATCTCTTTATTGGGGTGTCCAGTTCACAAGAAAGGACAGTCTGGACGAACCAAATAGGGTTGGTGTTCGCGACAGGACAATTGACAGCTTTACAACGTATTTCTCATCATTTAGAGATGATGTGAGAAATATATCTGTTGGTAATAATACAGGAAAGGCAGATTCTGGTGGAACAGTTTTGGATGCTGATAGATTCAATAACAATCTATTCTCACTTGAGAGAATTAAGATTCGAACCGGCTCAGATGGCCTTGCTGACCCGTCGCAGTGGGTGAGTGCTTCTTACACAAGAGACGGTAGTATCCCAACAAGTATTGCAGACAAGACTCGCGCATTCAAACCAGATGATCTTAGGAAGCCTGGAAATCGCAAGTACGCGAAGTTCACGTTCTTTCTGCAGGGAGGATTTGACGGTGTCAACATCTTTAACAAGGAAAAGGCAAATCTGCTTAATGTTGCAGCTAAGAGAGAGATGGATGACTCCGGAAATCAGGGAGGAACAGACGGTTCCACAGTCGCAGCTTACAGAAAGGCTGTTGATATTATGGCTACCAAGGCTGATGTAGACATTAAGCTTCTAGCAATTCCCGGTATTAGGCACGATGCTGTTACAGATTTTGCCATCGATGCTGTAGAGGATAGATTTGATGCGCTCTACATTATGGATGTCGAGGAGAGAGATACACTAAACACAATTGTAACAGGATCACAGCAGCAGGTTCATGTGGGCAATACAGTCACAGCATTTAAGGATCGTGCCCTTGACTCATCGTTCGCAGCAGCATACTTCCCAGATACAATTGTTACTGATCCGACGACAAATACCAATGTTCAAGTACCCCCTTCTGTTAGCGTGCTAGGCGCTTTCTCACTTAATGATGCAATTGGATTCCCCTGGTATGCACCGGCTGGATTCTCCAGAGGCGCATTGAATGCAGTTAGGTCCTCACTTCCACTGAAGAGATCGAATCTAGATGATCTGTATGATGCTGATATCAATCCGATAACATCATTCCCTGGGACAGGCCTTGTGGTCTGGGGACAAAAGACGCTGCTTGCATCACAGTCCTCCTTGGATCGAGTAAATGTTCGTCGACTTCTAATCGATATTCGTCGATCTGTCCGAAACATTGCAAACACACTGCTGTTTGAGCCGAATAGGCAGGAGACACTTGATCGGTTTAATGCGCTAGTAACACCGATTCTGCAGAGCATCCAAGAAAGATCCGGTGTGGACCGCTACAAGGTGGTGATTGACACGACAACAACGACACAGGCTGATGTTGAAAATAATACCCTTCGAGGAAAGATTTTTATACAGCCTACACGAACCGCAGAATTCATCGCGCTGGACTTTGTGGTAACAAATGCAGGTGCGGAGGTTTAGTAGAGAAGAATTATGTGCAGTCAGATATTTAAGAATGATCTTACCTTAAGGAGAAGAGCCAATGGCTGAAACACTATCAGTTACAGATATGCTTCCTAATAAATTTGAGCCGAAGCGACAGTTTAGATGGGTTTTTGCCATTGAGGGTGTTGATGCCTTTCTAATGAAGACGGCAGCTAGACCAAATATGAACATTGCCATGAAGGAGATTCCCTTCATAAATGCAAAGCGCTACGTTGCTGGTCGTCTCACTTTTCAAAATATGTCAATTACGTTACACGATCCCATCGCGCCTTCCGGTGCGCAGCAGGTAATGGAATGGATTCGCACTCACTACGAAAGTGTTTCCGGTCGCGCTGGCTATGCGGATTTCTACAAGAGGGACGTCCAGCTTAAGCTTCTCGATCCGATTGGAACAGTGGTCGAGCTTTGGGACATGAAGGGAGCCTTTCTTGAGAATGCCAACTTCAATACATTGACATACGATAATGACACAGAGCCCGTTGAGATTTCTCTCACGCTGCGCTTTGATAATTGTGTTCTCCAGTTCTAAAAGAAGCTGGAAAGAGCTAGTACAAGTTTACAGCTGAATTTTTCTGTTCTAGAATAGATAGAACAGAGGTTTTTACGTGTCAGATCAGCAAGAGAGCGCGTCCCACCCGGACGATCTAACTGAGGGAATACAAAAACATGACGTGATGCAGAGTGACTTTGGCTGGCAGGTTCCAGTTGAAGCAGTTCCAGTTCCGTCAGAGGGAAAGGTCTATCATCCCAATTCAACGATGCACGCTAGACATGTGCTAGAGATAAAGGCGATGACTGCACAGGAGGAGGACATTCTCACCTCCCGAGCTCTTATTCAACAGGGCACCGTCATTAAGACTCTTTTGGAGTCATGCCTGCTTGACAAGACTGTGGATGTAGATGAGCTCCTGCTGGGGGATAAGAACGCTTTAATGGTGTCGGTTCGAATCACCGGATACGGATCATCATACGGAGCAACTGTGTCCTGTCCCGAGTGCGCTAGATCTAGCAGCCAGGACTTTGACCTGTCACTAATGGAGATAAAGCGTCTGGAGCTTGAACCTGTTTCACCGGGTGAGAATCGCTTTGAGTTTCGCTTACCTGTCACAGGAAAGGTCGTGCAGTTTAAGTTTTTGACAGGCTATGATGAGAATGAGATAACCACAACAGCTGATAGGCGTCGAAAGATGATGGACAGCGGTGCTGAAAACATGGTCACAACTAGACTGTCCCACCAGATTATCTCAGTTGATAATGTGGCTGATAGAAATAAGCTAGGAATGTTTGTGAGAAACATGCCTGCTCAGGATTCTAGAAAGCTCAGAAACTACATTAGTGAACATGAACCGGGTGTTGATATGAGGGTCTGGATGAGCTGCCCACACTGCAGCGCCGACTCACGGGTGGCCCTTCCCCTTGGTTCCAATTTTTTTTGGCCCACAGGATAACACCAGGGCCCAGTTTCTAGAGCAGGCCTTTCTGCTGCAGTATCACCTTGGCATGAATTATTCTGACGTGAGAACCTTACCCATTCCGTATCGGGTCTGGTTCATCGAGAGACTGTCGGAAGAATTTGAAAAGCGCAACAAAGCAGCGAAGAGATCACAGAGCAGTCCTAACACGACAGTGCGTGAGGTGCCAATGGGTGAGATAGGCACAAAGATAGGTCCAAAACGTTTTAAGTGATTTCTAGCAGCACAATATGTATGCTAGTGGAGAGTGATTAATGGCCTGGACTGCCGATCAAATCAACAAATTGCTCAGGGACGCCCAGCGTACCGCAGATACACTTGCTGGTGTGGACTGGGCGGAGCTCGCGAAAAAAGGTGACAGTCCCGAAAGTCGGGCAAGGGATTCCAGGCGCGCCACAGGTGACCTGGCCCGCCCCAGCGGTCAGGCGAGGGCAGTAACAGCAGGCTACAGAGGAGCGACTGAGGCCATATCCGAGATGATGGGTCTTGCAGATGCAGCAGAGGGCTCCTCTGCTAGAGCCCTCGCAAAGATACTTGATGGTATGCAGGGTGCTATCCGCGCAGCACAACCATTCAGCGATCAGTACCTAAGGGTGATTAACACTTTCGGCGGAGGCTTTGAGGACTACGCCAATCTATCTAATAAGAGTGCGCAGACGACAGCTGATGTCACGGAGCGAATGATTTCACAGTATGCTGACCTGGGTAAAGAGACTGCTCTGTCAACTGGCATAACCATAAATGATATCTTTAAAAATGTTGATGAGTACATGGAGGATTTTCGATATCTAGTCGAGGATCGCGCCACAGAAAACTACGCAGTCATGAGATCGTCAAATGAGAATTTGGCACGAGACATGGCACTCACAGGTAAGAATTTAGGCTTCTCGACAGAGCAAGTGGCAACATTTATCTCTCGTGAGGTGGACCTGACCGGTAAGGCCACCGGAACTATGCTGAAGGAGGTCAACGTCTTCTCTAGCCAGGTGGCGAAAGCTGTGGGTGCCTCTGACAAGGAGATAGCAGGACACATAGAGCAGATTATATCCAACACACAACGCTTTGGTAATGTAATGCCAGAGGAGGCATCCAAGATCGCCGCAGCGCTCTACGTGACGGGTTTGAACTTCCAGGAGTTAAATGCCACAGTTGGCAAGTTCCAGAGCTTTGAGTCAGCCGCCACCGCCGTCGGTGATCTAACCTCAGTGTTTGGAATGCAGCTAGATGCGATGGAGCTAATGCAGCTGGCCAACGAGGACCAGGGTGCATTCCTAGAACGTCTCAGGGAGGGATTCGTCTCAACAGGTCGCTCACTGGAGTCTTATACACGGGCTGAGAAGGAGTTGATTATGCAATCAACAGGTCTGACAGACATCAGTGCTGTTGACAGACTCATTGATCCAACTCGAGCCAATGCTGTGGCTGATGCGATGGATGCAATGAGCGGTGCGATAGACGCTGATCAGGTCGAGCAGGACATAACACAGATGGTGGACAACATTGTTCCCATAACAGATGCTGCCACCAGAATCAATAAGTTTGTCAATGAGTTGCTTTTGATCGGCACCGCTGACATGTCACGCTCAATTGCAACTGGCACACTAGAGATCTCAAATCTTGCCACTTCAGCTGTACAGCTAGGTGCGACAACAGGAGATGTTGATGCGTTCATGGGTAAGATCAAGGAGCTGGGAGACTTGACTAAGGAGGGTGGACTCAAGGAACTACTAGAAGCTGGTAAGGATTTTACTAAAGAATTTTATAGCAGCATGGCCACTGCTGCATCAGACGCTCTTGCTGTTGGCGAAGACAATCTCGCCAGCGCTGCAGACAGTGCATCTAGCACAGTAGAAAGTCTTAATAGCACTGCCCAGACGATAGAAGCTGCTGTTAAGGGAACGACCGAGAGCTTGGAGAATATAACTGTTGATGTTCGTCCCACAGAAGTTTTGCTAGAGGCATTTAATTCTGTTCATCTAGGCCAGGCAGATGCAGTCGAAAAGCTAACAGGCCTGGGTGAGAAGATCGAGGAGCTCATCTCTCAGATCATGGCGACAACCGGTGAGACATCCGAGCCTCTTCAGGTCACAGTTCAGCTAGACGGTCAGCCCATAATTGACCGGATTATTAGCAATCCCGCCGGCAGCAACAACATAGTTATAAGCACAGAGAGAGTTGGACCATGAGCTTATTCGACCGTGTAAAAGCAAACGATCTTTATCAGGAGGTGCTTGAGAATTTGACACCTGCTGACAAGGAGCTTGTAGAGACCGAGATTGAGAGGCTATCAGAGAAGCTACAACAAATAAATGATGGGATGAAGTCACTTCTTATGAGCAAGGATGACAGGACATCAGTCCTAGATGAGCTAGACGATCTACTTACACCTGAAGGAGTCAAGGCGTGGCAAGACAAACCTTAAAGGACTTTCTCGCCTCAATTGGTGCGACAGAGAGTAGAATTAGTTATGTCCTAGATGATCTCGACGGCGATGGCATGATGTCAGAGGGTGACGATCTAGGCAGTGATCCAGCTGTCCCTAATGCTGACGACGCCAGGCTATTAGACCTTCAGAATATCCAGACAGGATTACTTGGTGATTATCTTAGGTTTGTTGTGGATCTCGTTAGGCCTGAGCAGGCATTTAAGGTTAACCCAGGAAATGTTGAGGCTGCTTCGTCAAATCGAGGTGATGTGCTATCTCCTGCAGAGGACCAGGGAGTCGATGAGCCCTTCGTGAGGCAGGGTACTACATTGGGCTCTACACTGAGCAAGTATTCTAATAGCGGACAATTTGACAATACAGATGTACCTTTAAGCGATCTGGTGGACAAGACAGGAAATGGCCAGGCGACAGTTGACGCCCACCAACTTCTTTCTAATGTGCAAGGGAATCCCATGGACCAGACAGGCAGGACACTTCCTGCTGGAAATAGGGACATGTCTGATGTTGAAAAAGCTGCAGAGGGCTCTCTCCAGTTTCGCAACAGGTTTGCACCTCGTCGCGGTGCAGAGACAAGCGGATTTGCAAATAATCCAACACCGGTCAGCCTCCTTGAGGATGGCACACTAGGGCTCGGCACCACAACGTCGCAGCGTGAATTTGGAGCCTATAACAAGGAAGCGGATAGCGTTGTGATGGACGATTTAAAGCAGGTGGGTCTCTCTCTCATGCTCAAGGCAGCTGGATGGGATGACTCTTTATCACCTGGCGATAGCAAGACGGGTCTACCGAGAAATGCGAGCTCTAATAATAATGACCTGAACAATGATTCACCAATCTCACCTCGTCTTATCGATCCCGCGGTCTTGAGGGCTCAAAATGCCTTAGGGGCACCTTCCATTGATGTGGGTGATCAAAAAGGGGTGTCAGCAAGAGATGGTCGAGGTGATCTGCTAACACACGATGACATCACAGCTTCTGCTAAATCACATGGGTCAACATACACACCAGAATCACAGTTTGATTCCGATGTCATAAGGGCGCAGGCCATTGCTGCTGTTGTCGCATTGCTGGAGGCCTCGAGGACGCTTTTTGACCAGATATCAGCCAGTATAGCTGAGGAACAGGCGTTGTATCCAGGGCCATACATTCCTGGACAAGGGCCGAGCGTAGGTCTAAACGAAAAGTTTAATCTTTTAAAGAAACTTGTAATCACACCCACTGACTATCCATATGATAAGTGTGTTCTAAGGGGATTGCAGATTTTCTTTACTGACAATAAGAGTCCCACTTCTAGTGAAGGGCTTGGGTCTGATAAGCGGGCGGTGTCAAAAAGTCAGCACATTGCTGAGGCACCCTCATACTGGCTTGCAATTGCTCGATCTGTTCTACGAGGTGCGAAGGATATGGGTCAGATATCCCTTGCTATCAAAGGACCACCACCCATCTTTCCACAGTCACCAGAAAGAAATTCAGCTCTAGTTCAAAATGTTGTTAAGAAGCTAGAAGAAAATAAGCTTATCTCTCTTTTGAATGTGGCAGCAACAGTTGGTGATGTTAGCTTTCGCATGGCCGGCGGCAGCGACGATTTTAGTCTTGTCGACGATCAGGTCGGTCCTTGGAACGTGGATCGACTGCCTGATAGCCCAAGCACACGTATTTCAAAGAGTAGATCAGGGGATGGAAATACAGCATTGTCTCTTGCCTGGCGAGGTAATTCGGTGCCAGCACTGTATATGGTTCCAAAGAACGTTATAAAGGCATCTATTGAAATGGGAACAGTTGGTGCAGGAACAAACCCACTCAAGGGTATGATGGGATCGAGTCTTGTTGAAAAGACCTATTTGGATAGCACAATGGAGGGCACCAATGCAAGAATCCCATCAGACATTGTCCAGCGCATGGAAGATACACTTGATGCCGAGTACGTGCCGTTTTACTTTCACGATATTAGAACAAATGAGATCGTGACATTTCATGCCTTCTTGGGTAATCTTAGAGATGCTTACTCACCAAACTATTCAGGTGATGTGACGGGCTACGGAAGGATGGATGCTGTTAAGATGTATGCAGGAACCCGTCGAAGGATAAACCTAAGCTTTTATGCGGTCTCGACCTCCAAGCAGGATTTTGATGAGATGTGGTTCAAGATCAATAAACTTGTGACTCTAGTCTATCCCAAGTGGACCCAGGGCGACATGGTTAAGGTGGGAGAAACAAGCAAGTTTATTCAGCCGTTTTCACAGGTGCTTGGAGCTTCACCCATCATTAGATTGCGTGTCGGAGATGTTGTTAAGAGCAATTATTCAAAATTTAATCTTGCGAGAATGTTTGGCATAGGCGACACAGGTGTCTCACCTAAGACACCAAGCGCTCTTTCTGAGCTCATGGGCAATTCTAAGATTTCCAATGCTATTGACAAGACAGTTAGTTTTTTCGATGCTGCCACAGAAAAGGCAATAAGTGCAAATCTTAACACTTACTTCTATACATTGTTTGGCTCACCTTTAGCATTATCTTTTGATCCTCTTCTTGGAGGAACCCAGAGATCACAGATTGCTCGTAGTGCTTTGTCCACTTTCCTTAGAAATGAATTCGTTAATCCACTTGCAATTGGAACCATTCTGAATAGAATGATGGACCCAGACTCTGTTCGAAACACCTCAGACTTCAGCTCCACAATTCCCGGTGCTGTTCAAGCAGTGGCAGACACCATAAGCAGTAATGCAACTGATAATAATTCTGCATACGGTTATCGAAAGTTTGAAACACACTTTTTAAGACCAACCATGGGAAATGGGTATATGCTTGAGGATGATACAGCTAAAAAAATTAAAGTTGTGCGACCTCTGAAGATTATGATTCTTGGTCAGTCTAGGTCTGCGAAAAAGAAATCTAAAAATTCTTCTCTGGGCGGTAAAAGATCGTCCAGACTTGACCTGCCTGTGAATAAGAGTGGTGATAATCGAACATTTAGGGGCCCTAAGAGAAGTAGTATGAATAGCTTTCGCACGCTGTATAGGGTGAAGATAGTGGATCTCAATGCTTCAAATCAAATGTTAGGAAAGACAATACTTGTGACGCATGCAGATATCATGCCAAATCCAAACTTTTTGTTCAACACAACAGTCCTACCCACCCTGGGAGTAGGGGTGGTTGCTGAGGCCCTTCTTGACACAGTGGTAAATACTGCTGCTAAGGCTACCGGAATTCCAGCTGACCAAATATCACCAAATCTTTCTAATGTGGATAGATTTATGGATGAGGACAACAATCCAATTGTCAAGTCATTTAATTCATCTCGAGGCAGGGGCCTGGCTGGCGCAATTACGTCTTTAGAGTTTGACTGGATGGAGTTTCCGTGGGAGATTGACTGGAATTCTCGAGCTCCAATGGCTTGCAAAATTACGATGGCATTTGATGTGATTCACGATCTGCCACCTGGTATCGATCACAGCGGATTCAACAGAGGACCGGTATATAACGTCGGAAGTGTTATGGAGTATGTTGCAGGTGATGTTGCTGATGATAATGGAGAGGGCTCAAAGTCGAAATATAATGATGGCAATCGTACAGCTAGCACTTTTAGCTCTATTGACAGTGAGAGGGGAGATTAGATATGGCAACTAGTCGTTATGCATACACATCTAAAATCCTGGGTCGAAAGCAGTTTGCAACAAGTGAGGCGTCATCTCGAATTTTTAATGCAGTATTGCAGGGAGACCTGCCTTATAACACAACTGTGATAAAGGAGAACGTTCGTCTCGATCATCTTGCTGGACAGATCTACGGATCTTCAGATTTATGGTGGATTCTTGCAGCAGCTTCAGGTATTGGGTGGGCATTGCAGGTCCCACCGGGAACAATTGTCAAGGTTCCGACAGCCCTCGACAGAGTTTTTGACCTGATTAGGTGAGCTATGGGATTACTGAGTGACATCAAGGGAATCCTAGACAAGCTGGGCACGCCCAAGACAAAGCTTGCAGAGTCAACCCAGGCTCTTCTCCAGTATTTTGCAATAGTTGGTCGTGATGACATTATAAGGTTGACAGCTGAAGCCGGCGGTTCTTCAATTGCGAGATATGTGCTAGACGCAGCAAAAATAGGTGTAGATGAGAACATACCGATTCTCTCAGGAGACGATGCAGAAACAATTTATGAATTGCAGCAGGTTCTTGTAGACAACACTGAGGGTGCGTACTTTACTAAGCAAATCCTTGGTGAGCTGGCCAAGGATCTGGGATTCATCGGAGGTGGAATCTCTGACAGGCTGGGTGTTAAAGATGTACGTCAGTTTGCTAAAGTTTACTTTGAGGATCTTGGGTCACTCCCAGTCCCAGACTTTTTTGTTAATGAGAAGGGAGTCACTCCTGCGGAGGATCTCCTTCCAATAGACAGCCCAGAGCTTCCTGAGAACGCCACCCTGGAAGAAAAAGCAGTTGCCCTAAAAGAGAAAACTAACCTGATAAGACAAAAAGTTGAAAGAGGGAAATCTGTTTCGGGTCGATCAAGTGTCAGACAGATGATCTCATCATGCCCCACAAACGCCGCCTCCGGAAAAGCAGATAGCTCAAAATTAAAATCTAGTAACGTGAATAGCAACGTGTCTTCACCGAGCAGATTTACACGTCCGACTCTTTCTGCGATAGTCCTTCCAAGTCTAAAGGTCGGAATTCCAACTAGATCAACTTCTGAGGCAGCGATATTTTTGAATGCAGTGCCGACACTTGAGCTTTCTCGTTGCACACCCTTTGTCAACATTAGATTCATATCTTCTGTGCCAGGTGGTCTGGAAGAGAGAATGAAAAGATTAAGCATAGTAAGCTTTTTAGGTGCGGGATCGGACAATGACAAGTCAGGATTAGGCTCCGCTGTTCCTGCTGATAGTGACATTAGTAATTTCGCAGGTGCATCAGCGCTCAGGGCAGATTTAGGACTGGCTTCTTCTGGAATGGCTTCTTCTGGGATGGAGCTGTTTACATCACCGCAAACACTCGTTAATGCTGATATAAATTCTGATGGAGCTAGAAATGTACTTGACCCATTTAAGCCATTGATGACTCTAGATAGTGTAAGAATTTCAATTGCAGGGCTAGGGAGAGCGCTCCTGTCAGCAAAGACAGCAAACGTATCTCTCATTTTACATGATAGGTCGAGACTTGCTGATATCGCACCATTGGTTGCAATTGACACCTTTGGTCTCACAAACGTCCTGATTGAGTGGGGATGGTCTCATCCTGAGGGCGGGGACCTTTCTAGCAATCCATATGGGAAATTTTTAAACAATTTAAGATCAAAGAACATGTTTCACATCGTTTCTTCAGATTACACCATGACAAACGAGGGAAAAGTAAAGATAGACTTAAGACTCGCTTCCAGGGGCGCCGCTGATGCTTCAAATGTCTCGATTGCAACTGGAGAGGTCGTTCCCATTTCGCAAATTAAGCCTTTGATACAGTCGATTCTTGCAAAAAAGCTATCCGATGTAAGCGATTCAAGTGAAAGAGCAGCTGAGATACGCCAAGAGGTCTCTGTAAATTTAGGAAACGCTAGGTCACCCTCGTCAGTTATTAGTCGTGATCTGTTCAATGAATTTTTAAAAATCTTAGAGCCTCAACCGGGAGGAGTACTGCTTGCACAGTCACAGCTGGGTCTTCTCATCACAAGACTTGTCGGCCCAGATGGAACCGGCGGTGAGTTAAAGGATACAAAAGATTCACTTTTCGATATTATTGCTGCTAAGATCGAAGCACTAAAGAGCCCCCATGCAACTGACCCCTTCTTACCAAGCGGAACGGCAAACACCCAGGTTTCATTAGGTAAGCTGATAATGTCATTTGTTGGATCTCCCCTGGCAGCATCAGGTCGATTTGACGAGACCCAGGTTTTCTTTTATCGATTTAATCACCAGGCTGCGGGAGCAAGGAAGTTTGACATATCGCAGTTTCAAATAAGCATTGAGAAATTTCAATCAGAGATGCTGTCTGTGCTTCAGGAAAATCCTAATATGTCAACTCTCACATTTCTTAACTTTATCATTAACAATTTTGTGTCAGATCCTCAAGATCAGAACTATGGGCTGACAGATCTCTATAAGTTGCGAAAGGATACAAGAAAATCATTTGAGGAAGCAGTTTCAGAGGTCAAGAAACAGCTGGATAGTAAAGATGACAATCTGAAAGTACTGTTAAAGGATTATGATAAAAACTTACAAGTGTCTTTAAAGCAGATAGATAGCAGATTGCAAGAACGACTGACTAGCATATACACGAGTGATGGCTGTGGATCTGCACCTGCTAAGTTTAGACCCCCCAGGTTGAAGTGCTATATGGAGGCACTTCCTGCGAAAACAACTGGTCTTCGAGGTAATAGTAGTGTCGATACAGGCAAGATTATTCTTAGGATACACATTTATGATGAGGCTGCTACACCTCATGAGAGTTCTCTCTTTTTGCTATCGATGCTAAATGATAGTGAATTTACATCGCTTGTCAAGGGATCCGGTAACCAGATAACAGAGGCAGTTAAAAATCGCGGCGCTCCCAGCGACTCAGCAGGTCCTGGAACCACAGACCCTAAATCGGCCCTGGGCAACCTTGGAAAGAGATTTTCTGATACCAGAGCTGGCCAGGCCGTAGCAGGTATGTTCTCTGAATATGTAGCAGCAGCAAGTCCCGCCACAATTAAGAAGTCAATTAAGCAAACTGTTCCAAGCATCACAATGGGAACACAGTACACAGGTGTAAAAAGTATAAGTCTATCAGCAAATACGAAAGGTCCGGCAGCTAATGCACTATTACTTAGATCGATAACAGCTGGTGACTCAGCAGGTGAAAATGTCACATCACCAGTGGAGGATGTGAAGGTAATACCTGCCTCTTTAAATGTCACAACGTTTGGATGCCCTTTAATCGAATATGGGCAGCAATACTATATGGATCTACAGACAGGAACAACAGCTGATAACCTGTATGCCATAACTAACATAAATCATACTCTGTCAGCTGGTCAGTTTGATACTTCATTCACTATGACATTTTGCTCAAATGGAACTGTTGAATCATTCAGAACCACTCTTGCTGAAGCCCTTCCAAAGATTAGAGACAGTCTTATTGATGATGCAGTCGATGCAGCAGGTGATATAGCATCTACTTTAAAGTAAAAAGATACATTCTAATCTTTTATGGTAGCTTAAAATACTAGATGAAGATTGGAATATCAAGAAAGTGCTTGGGAGGTAACTTAGACCTTCTACTTGATGAAGACATGTGTGCCTGGCAGGATGGTGTCCCAGAGGATCACTGGGTTTGCGGTGACAAGATGAGTGCTCGAGATGTCGGGACGATAGCCCAGGCTATGGGTCAATCTTTGCCACTATTTGATACGGAATCGCAGTCTCGAATGTGGAAGCAGCTTAGAAAGGCTGGCACAAGCGGAGTTCCGTGGATGAGAGCATTACCCCCGCAGGTGTTTAAGAAGAAAATTAAGTCCATTCGAGAGCGTGCTGAGAAAATTGTTGAGCTGGCAAATCAGGGATATTATGGATATGAATTTGTTGAGAATAGAGAGTTGCTGTTAAGGATGGAGCCTTCTAGCATTAACACAGGTGTTCTAAAATCCTTGCTTGGTGTTGAGAGAAATAGCACCAATAAGACGTCGCTTTTAAGATGTGTGCCAAGTGATGGTGATAAAGCCGACGTTGTCAGGTATAGCCAGATATCATCGAGCACCGGCAGGCTAACTGTGACATCAGGGCCGAACATATTGACTCTTAAAAAGGATCATAGGAAAATTTTCAGGTCTGGATTTAAAAATGGACAGTTGCTCCAGGTCGATATTATCTGCCTGGAGCCTCGTGTTGCTCTGAGCATCGCCCAGAGAGAAGCTCCCTATGACATATACACACACGTGCAAGATGAGGTACTAGGGGGCAACCTTTCTCGTGACGAGACAAAGATCGCCACAATAGGCTGTCTATATGGCATGACGGCCTCCACACTACAGGGAAAAATACCATCAGGAATGGATGCAGGACGCATTCTAAGCAACATCAGAGACTATTTTGATGTACCAAACATGGAGAGAAGTCTAAGACAACAGGCAGCAACTACGGGTCACATACAAAGCTTCTACAACCGCCTGATCAAGTCAGATTCAGCCCACGTGAATCACTATTTGCAATGCACAGGTGTTGATGCAGCTTTACTGGGTTTTGGCTGGCTTTTAGAGCAATGCAGCCTACAGGAGTTGGACGTAAGACCGATATTTGTGATTCATGATGCGATTGTTCTCGATGTGAGGGAGGACCAGATCTCCAGGTTGAGAGATATAACAGATCAAGGCCTTCACGTCAAGAGAATGCAACAGAGATTTCCTGTTAAAGTTGAAAATTTTTGCCACGGTGTGTAAGATATATTCATGATTGATGTAGAGACACTTGAGAAGAATTGGACAAAGTTTGACAAGCTGTGCCGGAGGCTGTCAGACGAGGGCTTAAATAATCTGCTCGACACCCTTGGAGATCGAATTGTAGTGTGCCCAGCGTCACCCAGACAAGATAGCTACGGATGCTATCCTGGCGGAATGGTCGAGCATGTCTTAGATGTCACAGTTAGAATGAGAACACTTAATGATGCGATGGATCTGGGTCTTCATCCATCACAGATACTAAAGGTAGGACTGCTTCATGAGATTGGAAAGGTCGGAGACCTGGAAGAGTCCTACTTTGTGGACCAGGATTCGGACTGGCACCGTGACAAATTAGGACAGCTCTATACATTCAATGAAAGCCTCAATAAGATGTCACTTTCTCATCGAGCACTACATTTACTTCAACACTTCGGTGTCAGACTTTCCACAGAGGAGTGGCTCGCGATACAGCTAGCAAGAGGCTCACACTTTGAGGAAAATAGATTCTACGTCGGTCATGAGGGAACACTAGGCCTCCTGCTGCAGCAAGCAAAGGCGATGTCAGTTCACTTGTCTCAGTAGGATGTGACGTTTGGTCAGACTGTAGATATTTATCTACATGGCAAATCTTACTGCAAGGGATATCATACGCGCACTTGTTAGCGACATCGTCAAGAAGCCGGAAGCAGGTGTTGCCTCAGGCCGCGGTATTGGTGTTCCAGTTGGCGGTGCAATTGGCGGCGGCGATGATTATTACTATAAGATCGGTCGAAATCGAAGACCATATCACCCGGGTGAGACCGGAACACCAAGCCACTCGGCTGACGCGGGTTTCTCATCAGCACTTAGCCAGAATGTAGGGCATGTGGATCCAGAGTCACTAGAAGTGTCAATGTTCCCAGAACAAGAACCTGATGATCTAGATATTTATCCTGAGCCAGAAGTTTTACCTTTGCGCACCCGCAAGTTAGTCTCTAGGGCTCCATATATTAGTGAGGAGAGAATGAGAGTCTACCCAACACTTGAGGAAGTTTCGCAGATGAGCGAGGACGAGCTTCTTGGAGAGGGAGCTCTTCTTGACATTTTTACAACCGCACTTAATTTTATTCCACATCCTGTCGTACAAGTTGCTATTGCGGCTATCGAGGGATTTGATGCCTTGCGGAAGGCAGGTAGCTTTAGCGATAGCCTGGGTGATGCTAGCCAGCTGCTAAATGATAAAATTGGTATCACACTAACTGAGCTGGGTGATCGTGAGTATGGAGAGGACGAATTTTCAGATTCAATTGAGAAAATTTGCAGACTGCCTGAAAGTGATAAGAAAAAATTACGGGAAGCTCTAACAGATGCAATAAGTGATCTTCAAAAAGTTGCTGAGTCTGTGATGAAGGCCCGCCTGGGTAGGGCCGGCGTGAAACAAGCAGCCGTCTTACAGTTCACGCCAACAACTGTGATAACATTTCTTGCAGAGTTACTTGACGAGATTCCGCTCCTTAGAAGAATTGCGTCCTTTGCAATTGGTCCAGCCTATGTGGGATTACTCCTCAAGCGCCCGGGAGGCATACCTGTCAGAAAGACTGCTCTGGTTGGTATCACTACAAGGATCGGAGCAATATTTAATGCTTTAAAGTCTGATAGCGGAACCTGTCGAGGAATTGAATCAGAAGAACCCAGGGTTGAAGAACCAGAGGAAAAGGATATAGAAATGGATAAAGACATAACACAGCTCGATAAAGATTTAACACAGCTAGCTGATATGGAGATTTCACCTGAAGACATATTTAAGGCATTAGCACTGAGAGAGATTCGTCAGCTTATTAGAGAGACCATTTATGGTGCTTATCCTTCACTAAGAAAGATAGAGCCCCAGGGATTTCTTCAATACGCTCCGGTAACTTCCGAAGAGGAAGATGAGGAAGACGTTATTATCACTCGTCTTTCGACAGGTAAAGTCCCGGATACCAATGATTTTGCTGTCGCATATAAGACAGATTCCGGGGTCATCACAGCACATCCGAAGCCCTTAAAAGAGTCAGAGATTCGAATGCTCATTCGTCAAGCGCTCGATGAAGCAAAAAAAAAGAGAAAAAGTAAAAAGGACAAAACCGACGACGAGATAGGAGAGGCCTCCGGCACCAGCGCCATCGGCGGCGGTCCAGTTACTCCTTTGGGCACAGGTCCGCAAGGAAAGAGTCCTTCTCGGCAGACATACATGGCCCAGGCCAAGAAAAATGCAGCATTTTACGGTGGGTCTCTTGTAAACCCACAGGATCCAGCACTTATTTATACAGCGGCAGAAAAGTGGGCAAAGGGAATTGCAGAGAAGTCTGGCAGCAAGCGAAAAAAGAAAAAGAAAAACTAAGCATAAAACATAAAATTATTTGAACATTGATCTAAAATTAAGCATAATATTATTTGCATATTGCAAAAACTACACATTGAACATTAAAAATTGGAGGAACAATGGCAGTTGATTTTGATGCAATCCGTAAAAAGCTTGACAGACTAAGCGGAACAAATAGAAATAGGTCCCTTATGTGGCGACCACAAGAGGGAGAGGAGCACACAGTACGTCTTCTATCTTTCCCAGATAATGATGGCCAACCATTTAAGGAGTTGTGGTTCTACTATAACATTGGAAATGAGAGGGGTCTTTTGGCACCTTATCAGTTCAATGATCCTGATCCGATTCAGGAGCTAATTACAAAGCTTCGTGAGGAAGGTTCTAAGGAATCCTATGAGCTCGCTAAGAAGCTCTATCCTAAGATGCGTACTTACGCGCCCGTTGTTGTCCGAGGAGAGGAGGACAAGGGTGTTCAGATCTGGGGTTTTGGTAAGACTGTTTATCAGAATCTTCTGGGACTGATGCTTGATGAGGACTACGGAGATATCACAGATCCACAAACAGGCCGTGATATCAAGGTCACATGCACCAAGCAGCCTGGTCGGCAATGGTCGATGACTGAGGTTCGCCCACGAGGCAAGCAATCTCTTCTGTCTGAAGATACAGATCGGGCAAAAGAGTGGACTTCTAGTATTCCAGATGTAACCGAGACATATCAGTGCAAGTCTTATGATGAGCTCTCAAAGATTATCAATGACTGGCTGAGTGATGATGATGAGGCTGAAGAAGATGTGGGCACCACACTTTCTGAGACATCGGCTTCAGCTGAATCTAACTACAAGAGCATCGATGAGGCCTTTGCTGATCTCATCGACGACGAATAGTTTCTGTTTTTTGCGGGGTGCATCACGCACCCCGCCTTGAACATACCTGTTCTGTCACTGTAAGATAATGAGTGGAGAAAGAATGTCAAATCAGGATTTTACTGTAGACTTAATTAATGCTCTAAACAAGGAGCATGGCACGCAGGTAGCATACAATCTCAGCCAGGATATTTCACCGACTCATGTTGAGCGGTGGATTTCAACAGGGTCAAAGCTGCTTGACTATATTTGCTCTAATAGAAGGGGTGGAGGTCTTCCTGAAGGGAGAATTGTAGAGGTTTTTGGACCACCGTCCATTGGAAAGTCTCACATAGCCACACAGATTGCTAGAACAACCCAAAAAATGGGTGGAATTGTTGTTTATATTGACACAGAAAATGCGACTTCTGTAGAAAACTTAAAGATGCTAGGCGTTGATGTGTCAAAGAGATTTGTGTATGTTGACACTCATTGCACGGAAGAGGTTCTCTCTATTGCAGAGGCGACTATTATGAAGGCAAAGGCGATGGATAAGGATGTGCCAATCACCATTGTCTGGGATTCTGTTGCTGCATCATCACCCAAGGCTGAGCTAATTGGAGACTATGATAAGGAGTCCATCGGATTACAAGCTCGTGCGATTTCTAAGGGCATGAGAAAGATCACAGGGGTGATTGCAAATCAAAATGTTCTATTTGTAATCCTTAATCAGATTCGAACTAAGATCGGAGTGATGTATGGTGATCCTGATACGACACCGGGAGGAAAGGCAATTCCATTTCATGCCTCCACAAGAATCAAGCTAGGAGCTGGCCAGCAGATTAAGGATGGTGATGATGTGATCGGTATTCATGTTTCTGCTAAGACCATTAAGAATAAGGTCGCCCCTCCTTTTAGAAAGATTAATTTTGAGATTCACTTCGGTGTGGGTATTAAGGAGCATGAGCAGATATTCGATCTGCTAAGAAAGCATGGGCCAGAAGTGATCAAGGGAAAGGAGGTCTCTGTATCAGGAACAGGTTCTTGGAAGCGCCTAACCGTAACAGACACACAAACTGGTGAAATTCTTATTGAGAAGAAGTTTCATAAGCCAAAGTTTGGTGAAATAATGAGAAATCCCGAATATACAGCTTACATAGATGATCTCTTAGAATATGCAATGGTGAAAAAGTTTAATCAAGATAATCTAGAAATAGATACAGAGTCCTATGAAGAGATGAAATCTTTAGCAGATGCTATGAGTGAGTGTAGTCTCGAGGCAACAGATTGACCGATGAAGGCCGGGTAATTCTAATTGTAGATGCCTTGAATTTGTTTACAAGGCACTATGTTGCACATCCTGCTGTCAACGCTAATGGTGGTCACGTTGGTGGAATTGTTGGATTTCTCTATGCTGTTGTTGATCTGATTGAGCGATATAAGCCAGAGCAAACAATTATTGTATGGGAAGGTGGCGGATCAACTCGAAAGCGGGCGATTTTTAAAGAGTATAAACAGCACAGGAGACCCGCAAAGCTTAACAGGTATTATGAGAAAGACCTGCCTGATACAGTCCAAAATAGAAATCATCAAATTTCAACTCTGGTCTCACTTATTGGAAATATCCCTATTTGCCAGATCTACGTTCCAGAGTGTGAAGCAGACGATGTTATAGGGTACCTGTGTCGATATAAGTTTCCAAATAAGAGAAAGCTTGTGGTTTCATCTGATCATGATTTTTACCAACTTCTAGACTCCAAGACTATTATTTACTCACCCACATGGAAAAAGATGGTAACCTCAAAGGAGGTTACAGAAAAGTTTAAAATATCACCTACCAATTTTTGTCTAGCAAAATCAATCTGTGGTGACGCATCAGACAATATAGACGGAGTAAAAGGTGCTGGGTTTAAAACTGTGGCCAAGAGATTTCCAGATCTAGCTGGAAAGCAAAGCATAAATGTCAATCAGATAGTTGAGCAAGCTGAAAAAGCTATTCAGGAAGGTAGTAAGGTGAAGGTTTTTCAAAGAATTATTAGTTCGAAGGCGAAAATAGAGAGAAACTGGAAGCTAATTTATCTAGACACCTCTAACCTTGCTGCATCGCAAATTAAAAGAATAAACGAAACTGTTGATACTTTCAGCCCAGCCAAGAATAAAATGCAGATGATGAGAATGTTTTTGCACGAAGGCATTCAGACATTTAATGTTGATAGAGTATTTTTGGCTCTAAATTACATCAGCACAAAGAAATCTTAATGCCTGTTGCACACTTTAAACAGTACGGAAAAAGCTTCGAAGAAAAGATTTTTCAGTGTTTTTTGACTGATCAAAAATGGTCAGCACAAATGACTGAGATGATGACTCCGGAGTACTTTGATGTAAAATATCTCAGGTATCTTACTGAGAGATATTTCAACTATTATCTAAAATACAAGGCATTTCCGACACTCTCTCTGCTTATAACAATAGTGAGAGATGATCTAAAGGAGGGTGCAGACATTCTCTTACGAGATCAGATCGTAGATTTTCTGCACCGAATTAAGACGAATCCTGATGTTGGAGACTTACAATTTGTAAAAGATAAGACACTTGATTTTTGTCGGAAACAGGCACTTCGAGCAGCACTTGAAAAAGCGGTTGAAATGGTTTCTACAGACAAATATGAATGTGTTGTTGATTTAATGAAGGATGCCTTGGCAGTAGGAACTCCCTCGAGCCTTGGTCATGATTTTTTTATAGACGCTAGTGCTAGATTTGAAACGATTTCAAGAATAACATGCCCGACAGGATTAGCTCATCTTGACAAGAAGACAGTTTTAAATGGTGGGCTAGGAAGGGGGGAGATAGGCGTGATCATTGCCAACACTGGTGTGGGCAAGTCTCACTTTCTGGTTCACACAGGATGTGAAGCATTAAGGGTAGGTAAGAATGTGATTCACTACACATTTGAGTTGTCAGAAACAGCAGTTGGATTGAGATATGATTCGAACTTGACAGATGTTCCTAGCCATGAGGTCATTGATCGAAAAGATGAAGTTTTAAAGAAATATGAGGGATCAGACTTGGGTCGATTAATTATAAAGTCCTTTCCAACCGGGTCTGCCTCTGTGATGACTTTGAGAAACCATATTGAGAAGGTTTTACTCAAGTCTTTTGCTCCAAGTTTGATAATTATTGATTACGCAGACATCATGAGATCGTCCAGAAAGTATGAAAATTTAAGGCATGAGCTCAAATTGATTTATGAAGAATTGAGAAATTTGGCAATGGATATGAATATACCGATTTGGACAGCATCACAGGCAAATCGAGAATCGGCAAATTCTTCAGTGGTGGGTTTAGAGAACATGTCAGAGGCATATGGCAAGGCAATGGTTGCAGATGTTGTATTATCCCTTTCTCGTAAGCCAATAGAAAAGGCCTCGGGAGCTGGTCGACTATTCATTGCAAAAAATAGAGCGGGCCGAGATGGAATTTTGTTTCCGATAAATCTCGATACGTCAAGGTCTAAATTAGTTATTTTAGAAGAAGACGCTGAAATGTCCTTGAATGAGATAATGTCATCTGACCGAGACGCGATGAAAGGTTTGCTGCGAAGCAAATGGAAAGAAATAAATGAAGGCTAAAGGCCGTTTTAATTGGAGAAATTGTGGCAGAGTTTGATGAAGTTATCAGAAGAAGTTTGGAATATTTTGGTGATGATAATCTTGCAGCAAATGTTTTTGCGACAAAGTATGCTCTCTGTGACAAGGAGGGAGATTATCTCGAAGTCACACCTGATGATATGCACCGACGCTTAGCTTCAGAATTTGCCAGAATTGAGAAAAAGTATCCCAACCCAATGACAGAAGAAGAAATCTACAGCCTCTTCAAGAATTTCACATATATTGTTCCACAGGGAAGTCCGATGTCAGGCATTGGAAATGATCACTTTATTCAATCATTATCCAATTGCTTTGTCATAGAGTCGCCACGTGATTCTTACGGCGGAATACTAAAGACAGATCAGGAGCTGGTTCAGATTGCAAAGCGCCGCGGCGGCGTGGGCTTTGATCTTAGCACAATTCGGCCCAAGGGTCTTGGGACTGGTAATGCAGCAAAGACAACTGATGGAATTGAAGTATTTATGGACAGATATTCTAATTCATGTCGAGAAGTCGCGCAAGGTGGAAGACGCGGTGCATTAATGCTGACAATATCTGTCCATCATCCACAAATTCGAGATTTTATTAAGATTAAGCGAAAACTTGATCGTGTTACAGGCGCCAATATTTCGATAAGACTGTCTGATGAATTTATGAAGGCAGTGGAAAAGGGAAGTGATGTTGAGTTACGCTTTCCAGTAGATGAAGATTCTCCACAAATAACTGTAATGGATGATGCAAGAGAGATCTGGCATGAGATAGTTTCGTCAGCACATGCTTCTGCAGAGCCTGGATTGCTCTTTTGGGATAATGCAATCAATCTCACACCCTCTGATGCCTATGCAGATATTGGATTTGGGTCAACTTCAACCAACCCTTGCGGTGAAATAATTTTGAGCCCATATGATTCATGTAGATTAATGCTAATAAATCTATCTTCGTTTGTTTTAAATCCATATGGCTCAGATTCAAAATTTGATTTTGAGGGTATGTCTGAGGTAACTCAAAAAGCACAAAGGCTCATGGATGATATGATTGATCTTGAAATTGAGCAGGTCGATAAAATTTTGGCTAAGATTGATGCAGATCCGGAGACCGACGAGGTCAAGGCAATTGAGAAAAATCTCTGGGTAAAGATTAAGGATATGGCACTCAAAGGTCGTCGCACGGGATTAGGAGTAACTGCTGTAGGAGATACACTCGCTTCTTTGGGAGTTGAGTATGGGTCTGATAAGTCTATTAAGATTGTTGAAAAAATTTATAAGACGCTGTGCATTAATGCATATAGATCTTCATGTCATCTTGCAGAAGAGAGGGGTTCATTTCCAGTTCATGACCATTCACGAGAAGAGGATCATGAGTTTTTGCGCAGAGTGTGGAAGGCAGCACCTGACGTTTATGAAATGTGTAAGCGACACGGACGTAGAAATATCGCATTGACAACCACAGCTCCTGCAGGATCTGTGTCAACCCTTACGCAGACAACAAGCGGAATTGAACCTGCATATCTTCTTAGCTACACACGTAGAAAGAAAATAACTGGTCAGGATGTCAATGCTAGTGTAGATTTTATCGATGATGTCGGAGACAAGTGGCAGGAGTATAATGTGTATCACCACGGGTACAAACAGTGGATGAATATCACAGGAAATGAGGATGATCCATCTAAGTCTCCGTATCATAAATCTACTGCCAATGAAATTAACTGGATCAATAAGGTAAGAATGCAAGCAGCTGCCCAGAAGTGGGTATGTCATGCAATTTCAAATACCACAAATATTCCTACTGATACTGATGTTGAGACGGTTAAGGAGATCTATATAACGGGGTGGAGATCCGGATGCAAAGGTGTGACTGTTTATCGAGATGGGTGCAGATCTGGTGTGCTAGTCTCAGGAAGTCGAAAGAAGAAAACTAGATTTAAAACACACGATGCACCCGTCAGGCCCAGTGAGCTACCTTGTAATATTCATCATGCCACAATTAAGGGTGAAGCCTGGACAATCCTTGTGGGCTTGCTCGGCGGAAGACCTTATGAGGTAATTGGTGGTCTCCAAAAGTACATTGAAATACCAAAGAAACACTCTTTTGGAATTATTGTTAAGCACCCAAGAAAGACAAAAAATTCTATATACGATTTAAGAATTGGAAAAAATGGTGATGAGTTTGTGATTAAAGATGTTGTTTCTGTCTTTGACAATCCCAATCATGCTGGGTTTACTAGAACAATTTCACTGGCATTACGCCACGGTGCGCCAATTCACTACATTGTTGAACAGCTACAAAAGGATAAGGACGCTGATTTATTTTCTTTTTCTCGGGTTGTAGCAAGGGTGTTGAAAAGTTACATTAAGAATGGTGAGAGAGCACATGAGGATAAGGTTTGTGATACCTGTCATGCTGAACGTTCGCTTATTTACCAGGAAGGATGTGTTACATGTAAATCGTGCGGTTCTTCTAAGTGCGGTTAAAGTGAGAAAAGTGTGAAGTGGACAACAGAAATATCACCAGAAATAAAAGAAGTTGAGCTAAGAAAAAATCCTGTTATAATTCGAGTCAATAAGTTCGATGAAGATGCTGCAAAGACATTTAGCCAGGAGATTGCACAGGCTCACAACACTGGTCAAAAAGTCATTCCAGTCGTAATTGATTCATACGGCGGTCAAGTCTATAGCTTGATGTCAATGATTAGCGCAGTAAAGCATTCAGAATTACCAATAGCAACTATTGTAGAGGGCAAGGCGATGTCTTGTGGTGCTATCTTGTTTTCCTTCGGTACAGATGGAATGAGATTTATGGATCCGAATGCCACTGTGATGATACATGACGTATCATCAATGGAAAGGGGAAAGGTCGAAGAGCTCAAGGCATCTGCTGAGGAAACAGAGAGATTAAACAACATTGTTTACACAATGATGGCAAGAAACTGTGGCAAGAGAGATGATTATTTTCTGAAAATCGTGCATAAAAAAGGACATGCTGACTGGTTTTTAGATCCCGACGAGACTAAAAAGCACGGTCTTGCAAATCAGCTGAGAGTACCAAAGTTCAATATTAAGATTTCTGTTGATATAGACTTTGAATAAGTACTTAAATGGAGCTTATTTCAACTCACATATGCAAGGGGCAAAATATTGGTGTCCACGGTAATTTATTTGGAGGCGTGATGCTTTCATGGCTCGATGAAGCAGGTGGAGCATATGCAGGCCAGTGCTGTGACACACCTAGAATGGTGACACTAAAGATGGCAGAATGCATTTTTAAAAAACCAGTTAGACCCGGTCATCTTATCAAGATATATGGTAAGGTTTTAAGTGTTGGAAACACATCTATTATTATTAGACTTGAAGCTCGCAGGCACAGCCCATACAATGGCACACAAAAAGCAGTTTGTGAAACAGAGATAACCTACCTTAGGGTCGACGGCGACGGAGAAGCCATTCCTATAAGTGACAAAGTTAAGAAAAAATATAAAGACAGGTCATCCCTAGCATCTCTCAAGGATACAGGATCAGATAAAGATGGATAAGGATTTTTACAATAGTTCAAGCGCAGCCAGTCTTGGGTGGAATCCCGCGTGGTTCGGCTGTGATGAATTTGATGTCAACCTGGTAAAAGCAGTTCAGAAGTGGCAGAAAAAAAATGGTTTAACAGCAGATGGCTTAGTGGGTCCTGCGACGTACAGAAGGATTTGGACAGAGAGAGAGGCAAATATTTCATCTTACAAGTCAAGAAGACATGTATCTACTTCTGGTGACAAACACATTGTCCACAACGGATCATTTATTCCGATCGAGTGGAATAATGTCATTCTTTGGGATGAGCCCAGTGGGTTTAAATCGAAAAAAGGTTGCTACACTGATTATTCTGGGAAACCCGATCGAAAACCGACATTCTTTGTAAACCACTGGGACGTATGTCTCAGCGCAGAGTCTTGTGCGAGAGTTTTAAATAACCGCAAGGTATCAGTTCATTTTCTTATCGATAATGATGGAACAATCTTTCAGATGCTAGATACCCAGCATAAAGCATGGCATGCTGGCATACCTCGATTTGAAGGAGGAAACACAAAAGGGATTGGAGTTGAGATATCAAATGCGTACTATCTCAAGTATCAAGATTGGTATGTCAACCATGGCTTCGGGGAGAGGCCGATACAGGAGAATGCCTGGGTTCACGGAAAGAAATTAGATCCCTTTTTGGATTTTTACCCAGTGCAACTTGAAGCGTTAAAGGCCCTATGGAAGGCTATCCACATTGGCCACGGAATTCCTCTAGAGTATCCTAAAAATTCAAACGGGCATATTGAAACAGGTGTTCACAAAGACTGCGAGAGGGGAAAGTTTCATGGATTCTGTAATCATTATAATTTCACTAAGTCAAAAAAAGATTGTGCCGGCTTAGATTTACCGAATCTTCTTAATGCTGTTAAGAATGAGCCGATATACTGTATGGACACTGAATAATAATAGCCGGCCCAATTAATAACCTCTGTGATATTTAATATATTGCGCATGTGTCATAGCGCTGTGAGGTTTTTGTGGCAACAAAGAGAAACTTCGGTATCACCACCCTGCGGTTTAACCAAGGAATTATTGTAAGCGGTACTGATTGTGGTAATGGAACTGTAATTGTAACAGGAAGCATGGTAGTTTCAGGAGCTGAATCTAGCCCGGCTTTAGATTTATACACCAGTCTTTCAGGCAAATATGCGGCTGTTATTGACAATGATCAAAATAGTCAAGGTCACGGACTAAAGGTAACCAGTGATGGAAGTGGAACTGGAACAAATTTATTTGATGTGGAATCTGGGATAACAACAGTGTTCAGGGTCCGGGGTGATGGAAAAGTTGCAATCGGTGAAACATCAGAAGGTGGAATTCCGACACAAGTAGAGGCACTCACAGTTAATGGTGATTTAAGTTTTAGGGATTATCTAAAACGTCGAGGGGATGGTGACACATACATTGGAATGCCGGCTAATGATCAAATGGAATTAGTTGCTGGCGGCGTTACTTTTGTTTCGATAGTAGAAGATGGTTCCCAAGATAAAATTACTTTTAATGATAATGCCGCCGATGTTGATTTTATAGTAGAATCGCCTAATGAAACAAAAGCTTTATATCTCCACGCTGGCAATGAAGTATTTCACATTAATCATGGTGAGTCAAATTTCCAAACAAAAATTCACAATACAAATGATCTAGCACTTACAGTAAATTCTGCCGGTGTAGTTTTAAACGACGACGGACATGCTACAAATGATTTTCGTGTAGAAAGTGACAATAATAATCACATGCTATTTGTAGATGCGGGAAATGATTCGATTTCCATAGCATCCAACACAGTTTCCGGAACCGATACAAACTTCCTTGTCTCAGGTTCAATATCGTCTCGAGGAACTACTGCTAGAGGAACATCAGTCTTTGGAGGAGATTTATTTAGTAGTGGAACTTTTTACTCTATGTACGGAATGAGAGTCGACACATCTGCTGAGATTCATGTTCTTAATATAGACCCAACCTTAGACACTGTATCCTTCTTTAAGGAAGGTACACCAGGATCAGACGTGAACTGGTTCGTGTCTGGTGCAATCGGCGGAACTATTAATCACGCAGCCTTTGGCGGAGATCTAGTTGTATCGGGCAATCTTGGAATTGGAACAGGTTCTCCAGCAGAAATCCTACACATAGTGGGCGCGGATTCTGTTTTACGTCTTGATGATACGACTAGTAACTATCGGATAGATCTCGAGGTTGGCGGCGGGCTCAAGCTGATGATGGGCACTACCACGAATAGTGACGCTTTCATGACGTTGATGGCTCATTCCGGCAAAAACAAGCTTGACACAACGAATCGAGACTTTCATCTATACGGTAACAATACAACGACGGGTTTCTATTTTGATGAAAGTGAAGGAACATTCGGGTTTGGAACCGACAGTCCAACAGCGACTGTACAGATTGTTGGCACAGATACTGATAACCTCCTCTCTCTTCGCTCTGATAGCTACGTTGATCTTTTAGTTGTCACAGGATCTGGAAGAGTTGGGATCAATGCTCCAAATCCAGGTTCAACACTCCAGGTTAGCGGATCTGTTGGTTTTCTGGTCTCAAGCTTTGCTAGCAATCATGCACTTGATGAGACTCACACTGTAGCAATTGCAGATTGTAATGGAGGCAATGTAACACTAACATTACCACCAGCAGCAGATGCAATTGTAGGAAGAAAATACATCATAAAAAGACTCGACTCAGGGGGAAGCGGCGGTGGCAACTCATTGACAATAGCAAGAAATGGTGCAGTCATCGACGGAGCAGCATCTAATATAGGAAGCATTGAAAATCAAACTAGCCATACTTTAATCTGTCTCGGTGCTGGAAACGGTTGGGCAATTATTGACAAGTATGTCGGCATTTAATTACAGCATGATTTAAGGTCTGATTCGACTTATCAGCTTACCAGAATATTTATTGCTGGTAGTGTGCCGTCTTCGTGATACCAGAGTTTAAGATAAGTTAAATGCCTTCTGAAAAGAAAAAAGATCTCGAAAAGAGTGACTTTATAGTCCTCCAAAAAAAGCTTACAGAGAAGATTGACAGAATAATCTCTCCAAACAAGCTCCAGATCGGTCTTGACAGTGAAGGATTTAAGAGCGATCTTATCACAAAGGGTGTCTTAATAGCTTCGGGCGGAATAACAGGATCACTCACAAGTCTAAAGGATGGAACAGACTATATTCAGGGTGGTGACAATATCATCATCACAACAGGCTCTACAGGTTTCATTCACATAAGTGCTCAAACAGGCGGCGGGAATGCTGATCGTGAAGCTCAGTACGTTGTCATGGCAGCAACCGCTTCGATGACAAATGAAAGAGTTCTTGCAGCCGGATCAGGTATAGCAATGACAGATGCCGGTGCTGGCGGCAATGTAACACTAGCTATTAACTATAACGACATTCCTTCACTGGTTTCTGGAACTGATTTCACAGCTGGTGTGAAATTTAGCAGTAATTTGCATATTTCTGGAAATGTCTCAAGTTTTGTTCTCACAGGAGCAATTAAAGGACCAAAGTTTCACGTCTCTGCTTCGTCGACACTATTTGATAGCCGTGTTCATTTTTCAGGCACAATTTCTGAATTCATAGCAACTGGGACAGCAAAGTTTAACAGTGGACTAAGTGGATCACTTACAGCGCTAACAGACGGTACTCCCTATCTTGTTGCTGGAGACAATGTTACACTGTCAACAGGTTCTAGCGGTGCGATCACAATAAACTCTACTGGTGGAGGATCAGGTGGAGCTGACAAGGGTGCAACGTATGTTGTGATATCCGCAACAGGCTCCCTAGCAAATGAAAGAGTTCTTAAGGCAGATTCAGGATTAACAATATCAGACGGCGGAGCTGGAAATGAAGTAACACTAGCAATCAACACAAATGTTGTTGCACAGATTGTGTCGGGTACGACTTTCGAGGATAACGTTCATTTTTCAGGATCGATTTCTGATTTTGCTCTAACAGGAACCATCAAGAACTCAGCATCGAAGGTCATCGAATCCTCAGTCGCCACAGAGATTGAAACAAAAGCAGGAGCTCTCACATTAGATGGTGCAGCGGGCATTGATCTACAGTACAGTGGAACCACTTACATAGCGCTAAACACAGGTTCTGTATACATCCTTTCAGGCGGCGGCGCAACTAGCACTCCACCAGGTGTTGATGCCGCATTCTTTGTGTCAGGATCTATAGGCGGCAAGGATTCAACGACAAAAGGAGTTACAGAATTTGGTGGAGACACTGTTATCAGTGGAAATATCCATGCAAGCCAATACATTTATCACGAAGGTGATTCTGACACTTACATCAGATTCACAGATGATAACGTATACTTTGCCGCAGGTGGCCGGGACATGATCTTCCTCAAGGAAGACGGTACTCAAGATGCTGTTATTATTAATGACGGCGGTGTAGACGTCGACTTTAGGGTGGAATCTACATCAGAGACACAGGCACTATTCGTTGATGCGAATGCAAATGTTTTCCATGTAAATCGCGGTGAATCTAATTTTGACACTAAGATACACAACACAAATGATGTCGCGATCTCAGTAGGTTCAGCTGGTGTGATTTTCAATGAAGACGGTCATGCCACAAACGATTTCAGAGTAGAATCAGATAATCAGACACATGCTGTATTCGTAGATGCTGGTTCTGATCAGGTCATGCTTGGAGCTAATTCAGCAGGTGGAGGTGACACATATCTCTTTATTTCCGGCTCAATAGGTGCCAAGGATTCAACAACAAAGGGAATTGCAGTATTTGGTGGTGATTCAGTTATATCAGGATCAGTCACATCACTAAAAGGCTTAAGCGGTTCACTTACAACACTAACTGATGGCACCGAGTACATGATTGCCGGCACCAACATAACGATCAATACAGGATCAGATGGTGCACTAACAATTTCAGCTACGACCGGCACAGCAGACCCTGGAGGTTCAAATACACAGGTTCAGTTTAATGACGGTGGAGCCTTCGGAGGCGATTCAGGTCTCACATTTAACAAGACCTCTGACCTGTTATCTGCTGGTAAGCTACATGTAACTGCTAAAACAAGCCTCTCAGGAACTGTCTCTGGCTTTGCTCTAACGGGAACAATTAAGAACACTGCATCAAAAGTGATTGAATCTTCTGTTGCAACAGAGATAGAGACAGATGCTGGATCGCTGACCCTTGATGGCAAGACAGGTGTGAACCTCCAAGCAAATGGCACAACTGTACTATCAATTGGCCCTGCTGGAACTTATCTTTCTTCCTCTGTTTCTGACTTCTCACTCACTGGAACAATAAAAAACAGTGCAGCGAAGGTAATAGAATCTTCAGTTGCAACTGAAATTGAAACAACAGCAGGATCTCTGACACTAGATGGTAAGACAGGAGTCAGCCTGCAGTCTAATGGTACAACAATTCTTGCCATAGGGCCTGCTGGAACTTATCTCTCTTCCTCTGTCTCTGACTTCTCGCTAACAGGCACCATCAAGAATTCAGCATCAAAGGTCATAGAGTCATCAGTTGCCACTGAGATTGAGACACGTGCGGGTACACTCACACTAGATGGTGCAGCAGGAATCGATCTCCAGCATAGCGGTAGCTCATATATTAAGTTAAACTCCGGATCAATCACAATAGGAGATCTGAGCGGTTCAAACACACTGGGGGTTGCACCCCCAGACATCTATATTTCTGGTGCTGTGCAAAGTGAATTACATCTTTCAGGATCAGTCTTTGCTGATAAGCTAAGTGGCTCACTTACAACTCTTGCAGATGGCTCAGAGTACCTAATTGCAGGTTCTAGTATTACATTAACAACTGGATCGTCCGGTGCGATAACAATTGCTTCAACAGCAACCGGAGGCAGCGGTGGTGCTGATAAGGCTGCACAATATGTTGTCTTATCCGCTACAGGGTCTCTGTCAAACGAGAGGGTTCTTGCAGCAGGATCTGGATTAAAGCTTACTGATGGAGGCGCCGGCAGCAATATAACTGTTGCAATTAATCCAAATGTCGTTGCCCAGCTGGTATCAGGAACAACATTCACTGGCAATGTTCATCTCTCAGGATCAGTGTCAGATTTTACTCTAACAGGGACCATAAAGAACTCAGCGTCCAAGGTCATCCAGTCATCAGCAGCAACTGAAATAGAAACAACAGCAGGTGCTTTAACACTGGACGGCAAGACAGGAGTCAATCTACAGGCTAACGGTACAACAGTACTTTCTGTAGGACCCGCTGGAACGTATCTCTCATCCTCTGTTTCTGATTTTTCTCTAACTGGAACGATTAAGAACAGTGCAGCCAAGGTTATAGAGTCATCTGTAGCAACTGAAATTGAGACACGAGCAGGTGTTCTCACATTAGACGGTGCAGCAGGTGTGAATCTCCAGTATAGTGGTAGCTCGTATCTGAAACTAGGATCAGGATCAATAATAATCGGTGATTTGAGTAGTTCAAATACACTAGGTGTCGCATCCCCTGACATCTACATCTCAGGAGCAGTACAAAGCAAACTACACCTTTCTGGTTCAGTCTTCGCTAGCAAGCTAAGCGGATCCTTAACAACACTGACAGACGGCACTGAATACATTATTGCCGGCACCAACATTACGATCAACACAGGATCATCCGGTGCTCTAACAATCTCTACGACAGCAGCTTCTGTTGCAGGAACAGATACACAGGTACAGTTTAATGATGATGATAGTTTCGGAGGAGACGCAGGACTCACATTTAATAAGACTTCTAATCTGCTCACAGCTGGAAAGCTGCACACGACTGACAATGCTCATCTCTCAGGATCAGTCTCAGACTTCAATCTAACTGGAACGATTAAGAACAGTGCAGCCAAGGTTATAGAGTCATCTGTAGCAACTGAAATCGAGACAGATGCTGGTGCACTGACACTAGATGGCAAGACTGGCGTGAATCTCCAAGCAAATGGGACAACTGTGTTATCTGTTGGTCCTGCTGGAACTTATCTTTCTTCCTCTGTCTCTGACTTTGCTCTAACAGGCACAATTAAGAATTCAGCATCAAAGGTCATAGAGTCTTCAGTTGCAACTGAGATAGAGACAAAAGCAGGAGCTCTCACACTAGACGGTAAAACAGGTATAAATCTTCAGGAAGATGGTACAACTCTTATAGCCATCGATAATGGACAAAACGTAATAATCGGCACAGCAGGCAAGCAGATTCAGCTTTCAGGATCAGTCTCAGATTTCAACCTAACTGGAACAATCAAGAATTCAGCATCAAAGGTCATAGAGTCATCAGTTGCCACCGAAATTGAGACAAGAGCTGGTACACTTACACTAGATGGTGCATCAGGTATTGATTTACAATATAGCGGAAGCTCTTACATAAAGCTAAACTCCGGATCAATCACAATAGGAGACCTTAGCGGATCTAATACACTAGGTGTCGCACCCCCAAATATCTACATTTCAGGAGCTATTCAAAGTAATCTGCATCTATCTGGTTCAGTCTTCGCTAGTAAACTTAGTGGATCACTGACAGCACTAGCTGATGGTACTGAGTACATGATAGCTGGTGCCAACATCACAATCAATACGGGCTCATCCGGTGCACTAACAATTTCAGCTACAACTGGCACAGCAGATCCTGGTGGAGGAAACACTCAGGTCCAGTTTAACGATGGCGGATCATTTGGAGGGAGCTCGGCTTTTACCTTTACAGGGACAGAGGTGGAATTAAATGCCGAAAGTCCAAAATACACACTGAGAAGAGGCGCCAACAGTCAAGATAGTAAAATAAGCTTTGAAGGTGCAGCGGGCGCTGTCGGTGCTACGATTACACACGAATCAGGCACCAATGATCTAAGGTTCGACGTATTTAATGGTTCGTCCACTGAAGAAATACTGAGGCTTGGAGATCATTATGGCACCGCAAACCGTCAAGTAATTTTCCTATCAGGTTCAGGAATAGGGTCCCCCGACATGCAGCCTCGAAATGCGCTAGACCTTGCGTTCTTTGTCTCAGGTTCAATTGGATCGAAGGGAACAACCGATAAAGGTACTGCAGTATTCGGCGGAGACACTATGGTCAGCGGTGCACTTCATGTATCACAGGGGATAAGTGGATCACTGACAACACTAGCAGACGGCACAGCTTATCTCAATGCTGGATCTAATGTGACAATTACAACAGGTACCGCAGGACAAGTAACCGTATCAGTTTCCTCTACATCAAATGTAGTCTTTAATGAGACACCGGGTGGATCAATAAACGGATCAAATACAGACTTTACATTAGCAAATTCACCTGAAGATGGAACAGTTATGCTTTTTGTAAATGGTCAATTACAGACATCTGGATCTGGACTAGATTACACATTAAGCAATAAGACAATAACATTTTCTGGAGAATCAGTTCCGCAGACAAGTGATCAACTAATTGCAACATATTCTAAGTCAACATAGGTCGGTAATAATTAGGAATAGGATAATGAACACAACTACGCAGTATAAAACGTCAGATTTGGCTTTAGCAGCCTTCTTAGTGATGAGAGGGTTACCGCTAATTAGTGCGACTCGTGTTTCCGGAAAGTTTGAATTTGTATTCGATGATCCTGGTCAAAAAGGTCACATGCTAAGCATTGATTTTGTCAATAGTGACTTTTCTAAGTTCGATAATCACGTTCGCACGCTTAAAAAAATCTTGTATAAATCTTGAGATAAAAACTTTCACATTTTTCAAAATAATCTTATTTTCTAGTTGTTCAGATATATTTAAAAGTGTAAGAAGCCAAATCGTAATGTAGGTTTAACACGTAAAGTAGGTTTAGTACGTATAAGTTTCCGTAGACGTCCGTTTTTAAATTTAACCTCACATCTATAAAGATAAAACAAGATGTCCGGATCGGTCACAAAACTTAGACAAAAACAAATTACTGGCTCAATTGATATGTCAACCACCGCGGTTGATGCTGTCACAATCGGGTCTGGGTTGCTTTCTGCATCAAACCTTCAAGAAGATCTCAATAACGTACGCGCGTTATTCAAAGATATGAAGGGAACAACTGCGTGGTATGGTAACGCAACCTATCAGCTAACTGGAACTGCTGCACATGGCAGTGCTATTGCCCTAGATGCATCAAATGGCTCTGGCGGAATTGATATTGATGCAGGTGCTGCCATTACAATTGACGCCGGCGGTGCGTTGTCACTAGACGCAGGTGCTGCATCAAACTTTTCAACTTCAGCTGGTGCACTCACACTTGACGGAAAGACCGGTGTAACCATTAAAGAAGATGGCACCGCAGTCATAACAGTTGATACAAGCAGAAATGTAGCAGTTGGCTCGGCGACGACATTCATATATCTGTCTGGAACAGTCTCTGACTTTGCACTATCTGGAACGATTAAAAATAGTGCTGCTAAGGTCATCCAATCTTCAGTTGCTACAGAAATTGAGACCACAGCTGGTGCAATAACTATTGACGGCAAGACAGGCATAAACCTCCAGGAAAATGGAACAACTGTAATAGCCATTGACACCGGGCGAAATGTAGGAATAGGTGCAGCAGGCACGCAGATTCAACTATCTGGAACAGTCTCAGACTACGCACTATCTGGAACGATTAAGAACAGCGCTGCTAAGGTCATTCAGTCCTCAGTTGCGACAGAGATAGAAACAACTGCTGGTGCACTAACTATTGACGGCAAAACTGGTGTAGCACTTCAGGCAAATGGAACACAGATGCTCTCTGTTGGACCTGCAGGTGTCTACCTCTCTGGATCAGTCTCTGACTTCCTTGTCACAGGAACAATAAAGAGTGATGCAACCGTTGCACTACAAGCATCTGCTGGAACTACAATAAAAACACTCGCAGGATCATTTGATGTAGACGGCGCTGGCGGTGTTCAGCTGCAATACAGCGGAAGTTCATACATTAGACTAAGATCGGGATCAATTGTGCTAGGAGACCTGAGTGGTTCATCACTCACAAGAGGCCAGGCCCCACCGAACATATACGTCTCAGGCGCAATTGTCAGTCCGCTTCATCTCTCTGGATCAGTCTTCGTTGATAAACTAAGTGGATCTCTTACGACCCTGGCCAATGGATCTGAGTACATGATCGCTGGGACAAACATCACGATCAACACAGGCTCCTCAGGTGCTCTAACAATTTCAGCTACGACTGGTACAGCAGATCCCGGAGGAGAAAACACTTCGGTTCAGTTTAATGACGGTGGTGATTTTGGTGGAGATCCAGGTTTCTCGTTTAACAAGACAGCTGGATTGCTCTCAATAACCCGGATTGCCTCGGAATTCGCTACCTACTTATCAGGATCAGTCTCAGATTTCAATCTAACTGGAACGATTAAGAACAGTGCAGCCAAGGTTATAGAGTCATCAATTGCGACAGAGATAGAAACAGCTGCCGGAGCTCTTACATTAGACGGTAAATCTGGTGTAGCCCTTCAGGCCAACGGCGCTCAAATGCTCTCAGTCGGACCCAAGGGTGTCTATCTCTCTGGATCAGTCTCAGACTTTAGTGTCACAGGGACAATTAAGACAAGTGCTGCTAGAGCAATACAGTCATCAGCTGCAACAGAGATCATGGCAAAGGCCGGTTCATTAGGCCTCGTCGGTACAACAGCAGTTAATCTGGTTGTCGACACAGCAACACAGCTCTCAGTCGGACCTGCAGGTGTCTATCTCTCAGGATCAGTCTCAGGATTTGAATTAACTGGAACAATTCGGAGCAATGTAGCCAAGGTCATTGAATCATCAGTTGCCACTGAGATAGAAACAGATGCAGGGTTGCTGACCCTAGATGGAAAGACAGGAGTTAACCTACAGGTAAATGGTACACAGGTGCTAGGAGTAGGAACATCAGGTCTCTACGTATCAGGTAATGTATCCTCATTCACTGTAACAGGAGCAATTAGATCTCCAGCAGCAACAGGTGTTCGATTCCCAGAAGGAATTAGTGGATCGATAACACGTCTATCCAACGGCAAGTCATTCATCGAGGCAGGATCAAATATCGTAATAACCTCAGGTTCAAACACTGCGATTACTATAGGTGTGACTGGGGTCGACTTGTCACCGTCAGGATCTAAGGCTAGAAACTTTTACAATGTCACAGGAACTTATTCAAATGGATCTGAGATCATCATCCATGGTGATGGAGCTACATCACAGACAGGTTTCAACAACACTAAAGCTAGACATGATCCATACGGAGCGCTGGATGTCTACCTAAACGGTCAGTACATGCAATCTGGAACAAGCGCTGCAAATGGTGACTATTCAGTCGGCATTGGTTGTACAACGACAGGATCAATTAAGTTCTTCTTCAATCTTGAGGAGGGAGATGTCATAACGACATTCGAAATCAACAGATAGAGCTAACAAAATTGATGATTATTATCGTCCCCGGGGTTTAACTCCGGGGACGATTTATTTATGATTATGATGTGTAATTTGAGGATATATAAATGTCAAGTAGTAGTTTAGAATACCATATCAATGTTCTGAAAGATGTTCGTGTCGGGCTTGATGAGAACATTCAAAAAGTGTCAAGACAGGTGCAAATTGATCAGATACGTCTCGAGTCAGTAAGCGTTCCTTGTGCTGCAATTTCTGCCTTTATTAAAAGCACTAGAGAACAGCTAGAAGATGCTGAATCTCTTGAAGAAAGGGCTGAAATTGCACGTTCTGCGCTGCAAAAGCTAGAGAGCTACTCAGTTGAGTACGTGTCAAATGAAAGACATATTCTCTCTAAGAGAATAGGCATGGTCGAAGGCTTCCAGGTATACGCACAATCAATAGATGAGCATATAGTAGAGAAGCAGACAGAGATCGAAGCACACAATCGTGTGCAAGAGCGTGTTGAAAATGGTGAAAATTTAAATCGTCGCAAAGCAGGAACGAGACCAGAAAAGTTAAAAGACATAAGGCATTTTGAAGAGCGCACAAGTGAATAAATCGGCACAACGCATATTACAGAAATCGAGATAGATTGTGTCCCATAGCCACAAGATTCATAAGCTTGTGTATCAAATAAAGTATCTCAAGGAAGAATTTGCAGAGTGCCAGCAAATATACGAAAAGGCAAAAATAGAGTTCTTTACTGACGCTATTACAAAAAAGAAAGAAATGGGTGCTGAGGATGACGAGATTTCTGATGCCTCATTAGATACAGATGACACAAATGACTCTGACCCCATGGCTGAGGAAGTGCTGACCACCAGCGAGAGTGATCGTGAGGAGATTGAAGATTTAGAAATCTCTGATACATCCTCTGCAAAAAATCAGCCCAGATGGGCCAAACAGCTATTCAGAGATGTGGCAGTTATAACTCATCCTGATAAAGTTCCAGATAGTCTTAGTGAAAAACTACGAGAAAAATTGGTTTCCCTCTACACGCTTGCAACTGATGCATATCAAAGCGGGAATTTTTCTGGATTGGTTGAAGCTGCATCGGAGCTAGGTGTTGAGATGCCTAGTGATGGAGAAGATCTAGCCCAGTATCTCAATTCTGAAATTTTTGACTTAGAAGGTAAGATAGAAGAAATAAAAATGACGCTAATTTGGACATGGGCACTTAGTAGCCCAGAGGAAAAAGTTGAGTTAATGAATGCTTTTGCAGAGATGAGAGGCTGGTCTGAAGACGTGTAAAAATGCAGTGTATGATTTAAAATTACTCAGGAGATATTATGTCCTGGCAGCCCCCACGCTCACCTTACAATCTCATTCAAGAGCATCTTTGGCAGGATCCCTGGAAAATATTTGTCGCATGTATCTTTTGCAACCTAACAAAAAGGGTTGATGCAGAACCGTATATGTGGGAATTTTTTCTAAAATACCCAACTCCACAAGCAGCGTCGAATGCAAATCTTGAAGATGTCAAGACTATGATACAGCCGCTAGGATTGTCACAGAGACGATCTAAGGCCCTGGTGAGAATGTCTGATGATTACATCAACAAGAAGTGGAGGGATAACCCAGAAGTTCTCTACGGGATCGGAAAGTATGCTTCCGATGCTTATCGTATTTTTTGCTTAGGCGATTGGAAAGATGTGCAACCCAGAGATAATGCCCTAAATGACTATCACACATGGTTAAAAAATCAAACTGCTCAGGTTGCTTAAACATGCATTAGATGAGATGCTATGATTCGAACTTTCGTAATCGAGCGATACTATCAATAATAGTGACATAGGTTTGATGAGTGACCCAGTCGCCAGCATTAATATAAGTCTTAATATGTTGATCTTCGTCCACCCATATTAACGCTTCAGGATTATGGGTGTGTCCCATTATAAAGACATCCACATCTTCATTGTGCCTAAGCACATGAATGACGCTTCGTAATTTGTGACGCTTAATCTGAATTCCTGTCCACCATGTAGTAAAGTCAAACTTAAATGTGAATTCAAGAATGTTCTGGATGACAGACAGAAGTGTTACAAAGAGCTTATTATGCAGTGCACCTTTGGTGTACTCATCACCGTGCTCTATTCTAAATTTTCTGCCTCCTTCTTCAAACTCATATTTTTTGACAAAGTTAATGCCAAAAAGGTTGTCTCCTATTAGACCGACTAAGCTTTCATCGTGATTTCCGACTACATAGATGATCTCTTTCTGATAATCGATTGTTTCTAGAATCTTTTTACACCGATTGGTAAAGACCGGGATTTTTATGAAATCAATAATGTCTCCGGCTAGAATAAGCTGATCATAGCTTTCACTTGTTAAAAAGCTTAATAGCTCACTTGATTTGTAGAATTGACTGCCTATGTGTGTATCGGAAATGATTACTCTTTTCATTTGAACACTTTGAATTTAAGTGGTAACATTTCTACAGGGGTTTTTATGCCAGAGGGTCCAGAAGTTAGACATATCGTTGACGCTTTATCAGAGAGGCTCACAGAAAAATGTTTACTTAAGATTGATTTGTTAAGTGGAAGATACACAAGGCACGGCCCTCCAGAGGGATCATTTGATCTTATCAAAAATTTACCAAGAATGATAACTTCTGTTGAATGTCATGGAAAATTTATTTACTTTAAGCTAGATGAAGGCTGGAGCATCTGGAGCACATTGGGAATGTCAGGTACATGGCAGTCAGGGGCGACGAAACATAGTAGGGTTAAATTAACCATTGAAGATGATGAGATCTTCTTTAATGATATGCGTAACTTTGGAACACTAAGGTTTGTAAAAGGTCATGACTACTTGTGTCGCAAGCTCACAAAGCTAGGCCCAGATATGCTATCACAAGATATAACTGATTTTGAATTTAAAAATGCTCTAAGAAAAAGAAAGAATAAAACTATTGTCCAGGCAGTAATGGATCAATCTGTGATCGCAGGGGTTGGAAATTATCTAAAAGCAGAATCACTATATATGGCCAGAATTTCTCCCCATAGACTTTGTAGTAGTCTTAGTGATCGAGAGATTTCTGCTTTAAATAAAAGCATAAAATCAACTATCCGTGAGTCTTATAGGACTGGCGGTGCAACTATTTCCACATATCAAGATTTTGATGGAAATTCTGGCAAATACACTAGAAGATTTGCTGTTTATAATCAGGATGTTGATCCAATCGGTAATCAAGTAATCAAGGAAAGAACTTCTGACGGAAGAACTACACACTGGGTTCCCGAGGTTCAAAATTAGGAGAAAGACGTGGAAGAATATAAACTTTCAGATGAGGTAATAGGCCAGGTGGCAAAGCTGGTGCAACTAGCTATTATCACCGGAACAGACGTGATTGATCATCTTAGAATGATTAGAGTGACAAGCTCTGAACTAGATGACAGCACACTAGTGTTAACACCTGAGTACAGAGAAGTTTCTGAGAATCAAGTGTCACAATTGCTAGAAGAGGTTTCACAAATTCAGGATGCCGAGGAAGATGAAAGACAGGCTGATTAGCATGTTTGAGCTTCGGAAGTCATTCATGCAGGAATTGAGAAAAAGCTTCCCAGAAGCATATCCAGAATTGCCGATTGATCTAAAGAAAAAAGAAAATCAGCAGCTTTGTCGTGATATGGCACTGCGCGGTGTAGAGGAAATGTTTGAGGCTTTGCAGCATTTGAAAAACTGGAAACCACATCGGGTTACAAATATCGAAGAATTCGATGATAGGGAGTTCCTGGAAGAGATAGTTGATGCTTTCAATTATTTTTTCTCACTGATAATCCTTGCCGGCTATGATGCAGATGATCTATACAAGGCTTATGTTTTAAAAGATGAAATAATCCACAGTAGATTAAAAGACGGATATTAGATTGTCAACCATCGACGACCTTTTTAGTAGACAGAGAGTTTTTAATGATCTGTTCTACAGCTCTGACAAGCTTTCAGAGAAGCAGAAAGAAGAGATTACAAAGTCTTTTTCTCTAGCATTGCACGCAGAGGTTTCTTCTCTAGTGTCTGGGCTAAACTATAAAGATCACACTAGTGAAATCGTACCTGTCAATAAAACGAAAATTCTGTATGAGTCTGTTGATGTATTTCGATATATTTTGGCTATCTTGAATCTGTGGGACATTTCGAGTGATCAGTTTGTCTCTGCGTTTCATGACAAAGACCTCTTTTTGCACACCCGTTATCAATCATCTAAGAGCCAATGGGAGGGCCAAGAGGTAATAATTCTTGACTTGGACGATGTCATAATAGAATTCAGATCGGGATTTATAGAGTGGTTGGAGAAAAATCATAATCTTAAGATCGATAGAAATTCTTCTGAATACTATACAACATCAGAGGTAAAAGCAGCTGGGTTAAATCCGGAAAAGGTCTTTTTTGACTTCATCAGAGAAAGAGAATTACGCAATCTGGCACCAAACAAGAAGATGATCTCTGCTATAAATCAGATTAAAGATGCAGGATATTGGGTACATATACTGACTGCCCGTCCTAATGAAAATTTGCTTTGTTGTTATGATACTTTTCACTGGATAAATGAGTCGGGCTTGCAGTATGATAGAATTAGCTTTAGCTCTGAAAAGTATAGATGGCTCACACAGTCAGATTATTTTGATTCTGGAAAAGTCGTCTGTGCAATCGATGATTCAGCAAAGCATGCAGCTGAGTATGCAAAGCACGGTATTCATGTCTATTCTCCAAGAACATCATATAACACTGAACTAGAGGGTCGCGAAAACATATCAATGTATGATGACTCAAAAGATTTTTTACGACTCTTTTTAAATAAACATTCTCTCTAACAGCATAAAATTACTACAAAGGATTCTCATATGCCACAAGATAAAAACCTTGAACCTGTAAAATTGCCAATGGCGCTTCGATTTGATGAAGATCCAACAACGCAATTCTTAAATGATCTCGATGCACTAGATATTGAGCTTGTAGATCACCCAACTCCCCAGCAGATGAGAGATGTCGCGTGGAGATTTGTGAAGGCAACGTGGGCGGATCAACCAGACTACACAAACCCTTCAGGAGCTTCACAGCTAGAGCTTAGTGAAAATCTCGAGGATGTGCTTTGCTTTCGTGCATTGCCGACACCAATGGAGATCTTCAGCTTTACCTTTAAGTTTGCCGGCATTGATTTGCAGACCGTGACTCATCTAATTCGACATCGAGCTGGATCTTTTGCTGCACAGTGTACAGGTGATAGATTCTTGCATCATGAGCCATGCCTTGTTCCTTCTTCAGTTGAAAATAGTCCTGAGCTTTATCGTCGATGGAAGCGTCATGTTGACGATGCCAAGCAGCTCTATGCCGACATGGTTGATACCAATCAGATTTCCATGATGGATGCTCGTACAATCTTGCCAAAGTGTTTGTCAACATTTTATTACGGAAGGTTTAATCTAAAGGATATTATCGGGCTTGTTAAGCAGCGGGCTGATAAGCAAATTCAGCCTGCAGTTGATAATCTCATTGCAGCGAAAATGGCTCTTGAAATTATCAAGGTCCTCCCTGAAGCTAGTGCTGTTATTGGTACAAAAGCACTGACAGGTCCTGCCTGGCATTATATTAGAAATCTGAGATCTGGAACAGGTACAAATTTATACTGGCCTGATTCTGATAGTGATAAGCACATAGAATATCATCCAAATGATACAATCTATCAGGCACATCGATATGACCTAAATGGAACAAATCCGCCCGTTGAGGAGTCTGAGGGAAACACAAAGTTTCGTCAGATTTGGAATGGACTGATAGATGAAATTACTAATCTTGAAACAGCCTATAAGAATACAAAGGAATAATAATGAAAGCATATATCGCAAGTTCTTGGTTCACACCTGCAGCTTTTGAGGAGGTTGAAACCATCAAAGAGCTATTAACAAAAAATGGCTATGAATATTTTTCACCGAAAGATTTTTTCATCTGTCCTCCAACTGCTGATCTGCAAACACAGAAGGATACATTTGAGGGAAATGTAGAGCACATTCTTGGAAATGATTTTGTGATTTGTAATACACGTGACAAGGATATGGGAAGCATCTTCGAAGCTGGTGTAGCATATCATTCAGATACACCTATTGTATATTTTTGTGCAGGCCTTCCTGGTGGTGCCACATTTAATTTGATGCTCGCACAATCAGGCATAAAGGTCTGTACATCATTTCAGGATCTTGATGATTATCTTTCGAGATGCAATGATAGCAATGAGCTTCTCTTTGAACCCTACTATGGATCAATAGAGTAGAGGGTACTTTCTTGTCTGATTTTTACAGTGTGTTAGGAGTTGACAAGAGTGCATCACAGGATGATATCAAGAAAGTGTATAGAGAGCTAGCATTAAAATATCATCCTGATAGAAATTCAGATAATCCAGATGCAGAAGCAAAGTTCAAAGAAGCATCTGAGGCATATGAGGTGCTATCTGATCCCGAGAAAAGAAAGCAATATGATCTGGGAGGTACACGAAATTTTACGACGTTTGCAGATAACCCACATGACATTTTTGAAAGCTTCTTTAAAGACTTTGGATTTGAATCTTTCTTTAGCGGGCATAGCCAGCCAGATTCGGGTCCACAAGTAGGCGAGGATGTTGAAATACTGGTGACTATTTCTCTAGAGTCAGCATTTTCAGGCATTGAAAAACAGACAACCTATAACAGTTTGATCATATGTGACAAATGTAGCGGTGCGGGCATTAGAGATCCATCTGATGTTCAGACTTGTCCCAACTGTAACGGCTCTGGTAAGATGCATCACACTGCTGCTTTTCTAAATATATCAATGACTTGTGGTCACTGCCAGGGTTCCGGAAGTACTATTAAGAATCCGTGCAAGTCATGTAAGGGCTTGGGAAGAGTTCAAGAGCCTCGAGCGATAAAGTTCACCATTCCTGTAGGAATCATGAGCGGAGAAAGATTAAGAATTCAGAATCTAGGAAATCATCATCCAGCATCGAATCAGCCAGGTGATCTATACATTAGAGTTGATGTTGTTCCTCATCCTAAGTTTGAGAGAGAGATGAACGATCTACACTGTCGTAAGCACATCTCGTATCCGCTTGCTGTTCTAGGTGGAACTGTCACTGTTGAGACACTATCAGGTGAAGTTTCTCTTAAGGTGACACCCGGTACACAGCACGGCACAGTAGTTAAATTGTCTGGAAAGGGAATGAAGAGAGAGGGTGTTATAGGTGATCAAATGGTGCATCTCTGTCTTGAAGTGCCCACTGAAATAACCAAACAGGAGAGAGACCTGATTTTGAATTTGAAAAAAATTCAAAAAGAGCAATAAAAAGGGTTTTCTTTCTAAATTTGGTGTCTACATTTATACTGTCGTCATAAGGAGACGTGAATAATGAGTAAAGTAATTGGAATTGATCTTGGCACAACAAATTCTTGTGTCGCGGTGATGGAGGGTGATGCCCCCAAAGTTTTAACAAATGCAGAGGGAAGTAGGACAACACCTTCAATTGTTGCGTATACACAAGATGGTGAAAGAATTGTAGGCGAAGCAGCTCGTCGACAAGCGATCACAAATCCCGAAAGAACAATCTATTCTGTGAAGAGATTTATGGGAATGAAGACATCAGACGTAAAGAAAGAAATTGAAAGGGTGCCATACACAATTGTCAAAGGAAAGTCAGGAAGATGCAAAGTAAAAATCAACAATAAGTCCCAAACGCCTCAGGAAATTAGTGGACAAATTTTATCGAAGCTCAAGAAGTCAGCTGAGAGCTATTTGGGCTATGAGATAAAGGAAGCTGTCATAACAGTTCCAGCATATTTTAATGATGCACAACGACAGGCTACCAAGGACGCTGGAAAGATTGCTGGCCTTGATGTAAAGAGAATTATTAACGAACCTACAGCAGCTGCTCTTGCCTACGGTCTTGATAAGAAGACTGAGCAGAAGGTTGCTGTTTTTGATCTAGGCGGCGGTACTTTTGATATATCAATTCTGGATATAGCAGAGGGTGTTGTTGAAGTGCTAAGCACTAATGGTGACACACACCTGGGAGGGGATGATTTTGATCAAGTTATTATTGATTGGTTGATCACCACATTTAAAGATGAAAGCGGCGTAGATATATCTGGTGATAAAATGGTAATCCAGCGACTAAAGGATGCTGCTGAAAAAGCAAAAATTGAACTTTCAAGCACACAAAAAACTGATATAAATCTTCCGTTTTTAACCGCAGACTCAACAGGCCCAAAGCACTTACAAGTATCGCTTCTCCGTTCTAAGTTTGAACAGATGACTGATAAGATAGTAAAGCAAACACTTGTTCCAGTTAAAAATGCGCTGAAGGATGCAGGACTGTCAACAAGTGATATTGATGAGGTGATTTTGGTCGGTGGGTCGACAAGAACACCCGCAGTGAGACAAGCTGTAGAGACATTTTTTGGGAAGTCTGCAAATAGCTCTGTCAATCCCGACGAGGTGGTCGCACTAGGTGCAGCAGTTCAGGGTGGTGTATTTAGTGGTGATGTGACAGATGTGCTGCTGTTAGATGTCACACCCCTTTCTCTAGGCATAGAAACGCTAGGGGGCGTTATGACTCGCCTAATTGAGAGAAACACGACAATTCCATGCTCTAAAAAAGAAACATTTAGCACAGCATCAGATGGTCAAAACTCTGTTGATATTCATGTGCTACAGGGAGAGCGACAATTTTCAAAGGATAACAAAGCCCTTGGAAATTTTAGGCTTGATGGAATTCCTCCCGCACCAAGGGGAATACCCCAAATTGAAGTAACCTTTGACATTGATGCAAATGGAATTGTTAGTGTGTCTGCTAAGGATAAGGCCACAAATAAAGAACAGTCAATTCGAATAGAGGATAGTGCTTCTCTAACAGATGAGGATATTCAAGAAATTGTAAATGATGCTGCTTCTTATGAGGAAGATGACAAGAAGCGCTTCACCGAAATTCAGGATAGAAACAAGCTAGAAACATTTGCTCACCAGGCGAAAAACCTTCTTCGTGAACATGAACTTACAGACATGACAAAAGAAGAGCTAGAGAGTGGGATTAGTAGTGCAGATTCTGCCCTTGAGGGTGATGATCATCTTGCAGTCACTAATGCTTTGATACAGCTTGAGGCAACTCTGATGATTGCCGGGAAGGAAATCTATGAGACTGCAAACAGCTCACAGGAAGCTGAGCCTACTGTAGATACAACTGAAGCAGATTTCACAGAAGAGCATAGTAGCGTGTAAATTTCTCATAACAGGTATAGAATGTTTATGAAAGGAGTAATGTTTATGCTCCTACCTGGAAGGTAAATGGGAAAATTTAAGAAGAGCTTAGATGGTGTTTGTGGTCCTCCAAAAAGATTTGTCGGGCTGCATGCTCATGATGGGTCAAGTGTTTATGACGGTCTAGGGTATCCGAATGAGCACATAGACTTTGTTCTTGAAAATGGAATGAATGCTTTTGCTCTGACAAATCATGGTCACATGAATTCAGCAGCTCATGCTCACAATTATGCAAAGAAGCTAAAATCAAAAGGGCAGCAATATAAGCATGTCTATGGTTGCGAATGCTACTTTGTTGATGATCTCGATGAGTGGAGAAATGACTATGAAGCTCACAGAGAGTCAGTGAGACTAGAGCGGGAAGCTAAAAAGCAACGTGCTGTGATTGAAAAAGATGATGACAATGAAGGGCTTGTCATCGAAAATGAGAATGAATCTAAATCAGAAAGAGGAACATATCCTGAATGGAAGCGGCGCTATCACCTTGTCGTGTTGGCAAAAAACTATGTCGGATTACAAAATCTTTTTCGGCTGGTGAAGCGATCATATAAGGAAGGATTTTATCGTTTTCCGAGAATTGATTACAAAATGCTAAAAGAGCACTCTGAGGGACTGATTGTGTCAACTGCGTGTGTGGGAGGTAGGCCATCAGGATTAATTTTTCAGCAATTCCCGGATGCAAAATTTGATGATCTTACACCTTCTCTCGTTGATGATCCCGCTGTGCTCTCTGCTGTTATGTCAAAGCTTGAGAACATGACGGATCGATTTGTCGATGCTGTAGGGCGTGAGAATTTCTTTCTTGAATTGCAATTTAATAAGCTCGAGGCACAAAACTTAGCGAATCGATGTCTAATAGAGCTTTCTAAAAAAACTGGCGTTCCACTTGTGGCAACAGCTGATTCACATTACTGCAACCCAGACTTATGGGAAGCTCGTGAAATGTATAAACTACTGGGAAGAATGGGATCTCGAGGGGATGAAATGCCCACTTTACCTGAGAAGGAGGATCTCAAGTGTGAGCTGTATCCAAAAAATGCACAGCAGATGTGGGATGAATTTCGCCACAGCTATGATCACTACGACTTTTATGAGGGCAGTGAGGAGCTTGTTAAGTCTGCAATTGAAAGATCGCACGATATTGCATGGGATCAGTGTAAAGAAGTGTGGTTTGATGGCGAGGCAAAGCTTCCAAACTTTAGCACGCCTAAAAGCTCTGCATTCACACAGCTTGTTAGGCAGGTAAAAGATGGAATGGTGAAAGATAATTTTCACCAAGATCCCGAATATGTTGATCGAATTAAGGAAGAGCTTTCTGTTATTAAGGAGCTCGGATTTGAAAATTACTTTCTAACCCTGACAAAAGTATTTGAAAAGTCTAAGTCCCGTACGCTTCTCGGTCCAGCGAGAGGATCCGGCGGCGGAAGCCTTGTCAATTATGTTCTTGGAATCACACACATAGACCCAATACAATATAACTTGCTTTTTGAGAGATTTCTAGGGCTTCACAAAGTGGCGTGGCCTGATATTGACTCTGATGTTGGAGATCGGGATGTCTTAATTGATGTTGCAAGGGAGCTCTTTGGAGAGGATTCTGTAATTCCGGTGTCAAACTTTAACACACTAAAGCTTAAGTCACTGATTAAAGATGTGTCAAAATTTTTTGGAATACCCTTTGAAGAAGTGAATGTGCTAACAGGGCCCCTTGAAAGAGAGGTTATGCCGCGTGCAATGGGTGATCATGAGGAAAAGTCAACTTATGTGTTGACACATGAAGATTGTATGAAGTATAGCGAATCATATCGTCAGTTCATGCAGAAATATCCAAAAATTGCAGAGCACATCCAAACTCTATTTATGGAACCAAGATCAATAGGGCGCCATGCAGGAGGGGTTCTCGTTTGTCCTGATCTTGAGAGTCACATGCCCGTCATCAAGGTCAGAGGAGAGTTGCAAACACCCTGGTCTGAAGGAATGAACTTCAGACATCTAGAAGAAAATGGGTTCTTAAAGTTTGACTTTCTTGGCCTGGCAACTTTAAAGATGGTCGAGGATAGCATTAGACTGATTTTGAGAAATCAAGGTATTGAAGAACCTACATTCGATCAGATCAATGAATTCTTTGATGCGAATCTAAATAGTCGCTATCATAAGATGGATGATCAGAGTGTCTGGGAGTACATTTATCACGGCGGTAGGTTTGTCCAGATCTTTCAGTTTACAAATTCTGGAGCCAGGAAGTTCTGTGTGCAAGCTAAACCAAGATCTATTGAGGATCTCGCAACCATCACAGCAATTTACAGGCCTGGTCCGCTTGCAGCAAACGTCCACAAAAAGTATGTCGCAGCTGGAAAGTCCCTCGATTCAATCACATATGATCACCCAGTTCTTGAGGAAATACTGAAGGAGAGTCGAGGCTTTGTTGTTTTTCAGGAACAGTTTATGCTTATTGCGCAGAAGCTCTGTGGGTTTGACAAGGGTGCATCTGATAAGATGAGAAAGACTCTTGTGAAGAAGTCACTTGACATGAATGAGAAAAAGGCAAGGGAGCGCATTGAGCTTCGAGAAACATTTGTGAGGGGTGCAACTGATCTGTCTGGAATGGATGAGAATAAAGCAATTAAGCTATACGAGACAATCGAAGCATTCTCTGCCTATGGGTTTAATAAATCACATGCTGTAGCGTACGCTGTTGACTCGTATTACTCAGCATGGCTACATACACATTATGAGAAGGAGTGGCTTGCGACCTGTCTTCAAACATGGAATGGTTCACCAAAATTTGGAAAAATTATGGCCGAGATAAAATCACTAGGCTACAAGATTTTACCGCCCGATATTAATACATCCTCAGATGTCTGGGTGTACAGTGAGAAGAGAAAGGGCTTTGTTCCACCCCTTACAGCGATCAAGGGTGTGGGCAAGTCAGCAGTTCAGGAAATTATGTCCCGACGACCATTCACATGCATAGATCAGATGCTTTTTAATGAAGAAGGACAGTGGCGTCCCTCAAAGATGAATAAGACTTGCTTCGATTCTCTGTGCAAGGTTGAGGCATTTGGAGCTTTGAAAGAGATGTCAAGTGGTGATATTAAAAATCACAGACAGCTTCATGAAGTCATAGTTGGTAATTACGATCTTCTCAAGAAGGGAAGATTTGGAATGTCAAAGACAGCTGCAAAGAAAATGATGAAGGAGACAGGTCGAGTTCCAGAATTTATTCCTGAGAAGATAAGAGAGACCTTTGATGAGCCTGATTGGTCTCGATCAACCAAGATAGCCTTTAGTGTGGATCTCATGGCAGGAGCAGATGAAGAGATAGTGTTTCCTCCCGCGTTGATGAAAAAAATTGAAAAGTCACAAGTAAAGCCTATTACTAAAATGGAAGGAAACAAGAAGGATGTCTCTTGGTTCTGCATTCAGTCAATTGAAGAAAGGACAACAAAGAATGGAAAGATATTTTATCGCTTAAAGGTCTGCGATAGCAGCTCTGAGAGTGTGTGGCTCCGTGTGTGGGGTAGGTTCAATCAACTCCCTGACCTGTATACAATCTGGCTTGCCGAGGTGGCATCCAGTGAGGCCTGGGGCTGTTCAACTTCTGCTTACAAAATGAAGCAAATTAATGTATAATAACAGACATGCTAATATACCCAACTCAAACACTATTTGTTGAAGGACCGGATTGCTCCGGAAAGACAACATTGATTGGACAAATACATGATGTGTCAGATTATCGATGGCATCTAATGGATAGATCACAGCTTTCTCGTGATGTGTTTGGTGGACTGTATAAGCGATCTCTTGCTTTCGTTGATGCTGATTTGCATAATGAGGTGCACAATCTCAATAATAGATACGTGTTACTTGATCTGCCCTGGAGTGTTATTGAGAGAAGATTTCTTAGTCGTGGTGATCCACTTCATGATCATGCCTCTATTAAGAAGGTCCACGATATTTTTACAGCTAGATTCAATAGCATGAAGAGCCTACCCAATATTATTCACGTTAATAGAGAAGTAGGTGTAGAAGACCTCGCTGAAAGCATAGTTGCACTGCTTGATGTAAAAGAAAGAGCAATGCTTAAAGAGGTCGCTAGTGAGGTAATCCAGTCTGTTAGTGAATCACCGACAAATGAGATATTTCCTCTGTGTTTTACACTATACGATACAGGTAAGTTCGAAGAAGCAGATTCAGGTATTCTTGATTATGAACCAGAGACAGAATACTATAAAGAGATCTATCAATCGGTGTTAGAGAAAATAGATAATGAACTTGCGGGCAATAATGTGTACAATCGAAAAGAAGATTTATCATCTAGACGATTCGTATTTACAGGAGATTCCTGCATATCCTTTATTCAGGTGAGCCAAAGAAATGCAACAATGGATTTTCACGTCGTGATTCGATCATGTAATGTGAAGACGCTTTTTGAGCATGATTTGAGGTTTTTGTATTTCTTAGCATCTGAATGCTGGAAGAAGATAGGAAAAGGTTGTAGTCAGGCCAGACTACGATTTAATTTAAATTCTGCACATATTATTTAGAACGGAGTAAATTACATGAAAAGAGCACTTGTAACAGGGGGATGTGGATTCATCGGATCAAATCTGACACATCGACTTGTAAAAGAGGGTTGGCAGGTCGATATTGTTGACGACATGTCAAATGGGCATCTAGAGCTTCTTGAAGGCTTAAACATGAGAGTTATTCTCGCTGACTTGCTTTCAAACTTTTACGAATCATGTGTACCAAGAGAGACATCAGATGTGCATGTAATTCAGGGAGATTTTGCGCATCCTGCTGTGATATCAAACATAAGATCAGAAATGTATGACGTAGTTTTCCACCAGGCAGCAATTCCCAGGGTTCTTTTTTCTGTTGAAAATCCAGGAATCACAACAGATGTAAACATCGCTGGGACAGTTAGATTATTCGAGGCCTGCCGGGATTGTGTTAGTAGAATAGTTTGGGCTTCTTCCTCTTCTGTGTATGGGGGAGCAGATATTCTCCCCACAGCAGAGACAACTGTAAGAAACCCTAAGTCTCCATATGCCTGGCAGAAGAGCGCAATTGAAGATATTGCACGTCTCTTTGGTGAGCTTTATGATCTTGATATCGTGTGCTTGCGATACTTTAATGTTTTTGGCCCCGGACAGTATGGTGACTCACCTTACTCGACAGCAGTCTCTGCATGGTGTCATGCAACGAAAAACAATAAACCTCTCAGAAGTGATGGAGATGGAAGTCAATCAAGAGATCTGTGTTATATTGATAATGCTGTTGACGCCAATGTTCTTGCAGCAACATCAGATATGAAATTTTACGGAAAGACTTATAATGTTTCTTGCGGCGACCAGACAACCAATAGAGAAATTTTAGATTTTTTTATGAATAGGTTCAGCCACACTGTTGTCAGAGGTGCACCATGGCGACTTGGTGATGTAATGCATACTTGTGCTGACATTTCAAGTATTTCAAATGATCTAGGCTATGAGCCAAAGGTTAGATTTTGGGAGGGTCTAGAGAGAACACTTGCCTGGTGGGGAATAGAGTGATAGACAAGAAGCACATAAAATCAGCTTGGATCATAAGAGCCACACCTACAAAGATTTATCAAAAGCCCTGGGGTGAAGAGCAAAACTGGTCAGGATTCCAGGGCATCCACGGCAAGACTCTGTTCATTAGAGAGGGTGAAAGAACAAGTCTTAAATACTACCCTAGAAAGACTGAGATGCTATTTGTTAGATCTGGTACAGTAGAAGTAACATATGGAAACGAATGCTCTCTCTTGGATCCAGTTGCAAATCCAATGAAAAATGAGACAATGGCAGAAGGTGACACACTGATGGTACAATCTTGCTGCCCATATAGAATTTCTGCCTTAGCAGATAGTGAAATTATAGAGATTGGAGATAATATGGCAGATAAGCCTGTTAGGCTTGAAGATGATTACGGAAGGGTGGAATGATTTCTCCTGAGTTTATTATTTTTACAGGCCCAATGTTCGGCTCTAAGACAACAAAGCTCCTTGCAGCGGTTGATAGGTATGTCTATCAGAATAAAGTGATCATGGCATTTAAGCCAAAGTTAGATGATAGATATTCTAGCGGAGAGATCTCCACCCACAATGGAGGTAGCCTAAAGGCAGTTACTGTAGATACCGGTTTAGATGTTGAAAAGCACACACTAGGTGCTGAAGAAAAAGTCGATATAGTCGCAGTAGACGAGGCCTTTATGATAGACGGAATTGCTAATTCTCTCATAAAACTATTTCAAATGGGCAAGACCGTTGTTGTTTCATCCTTACAGCTATCAGCGAGCTGTAGCGTTTTTGAAGAGGTGAGGGATATGATGCCCTTTGCTACAAAGATTGAGATCTGTCCAGCTGTTTGCACAATAACGGGTCGAGACGCATATTACACTCATAGAAAGTATGATACTATGAGTGAGATAGCGGTGGGAGGAGCAGAGCTTTATGAGCCTCGTTGCTGGGAATATCACATTTATATGAATAAACTTAACTAAAATGATTGAACCAACAAGTATTGATACAGTAATCTATCACGCAGATTGCTCTGACGGCTTTGGAGCTGCATATGCAGCCTGGAAGCTTTTAGGAAATAGAGCTGAGTATTATGCATGCAAGCACGGAAATCCTCCCCCAGATGTGCAGGGGAAAAATGTTGCAATTCTTGATTTCTCCTATAATAACGCAACAACAAAGCAGATGATTGAAGATGCAGATGGGTTGATTATTATTGATCATCATAAATCTGCAATAGTTGAACTGCACGATATTTCAAATACAATATTTGATATGACAAAATCTGGTGCGATACTATCATGGGAATTCTTTCATCCAGGAAAAGAGCCTCCAAAGTTTATTGAATACATCCAAGATAGAGATCTTTGGAAGTGGGAGCTTGCCTATTCGAAGGAATTTGCGGCAGCATTTGATATGGTTCCTTTTGACTTTGAAGAGTTTGAGAAGTTTGAGGATGACTCTGTATTCGATGATGCTGTGAAGAGAGGATCATATATTCTCGCCTACTCTAAGACAGTTGTTAAAAAGGTTTGTGAAAAGGCATCAACAAGAAGGTATAAAGAGCTAGATGTGCTAGTGGTAAATTCTTGCCATTGGATGTCTGAGATCGGAGCTCGACTTTCTCCTGACTGTGATTTTGCCATGATCTGGTATTATGATCACGATGACAAGGTGATTAAGGTGAGCCTGAGATCTTTTCATGATACTGTTGATGTATCTGAGATTGCCAAGGAATTTGGCGGCGGCGGACATCGCAAGGCATCAGGTTTTCAAATGCCGGGTGATATGAGAGTTGATGAGATCTTTGACGAGGATCCTGATCTTGAATTTTTCGAAGATGAAGTATTTGATGACGCGGAAGACAAGCAAGAGGAAGAAGAATAATTTCAATTATTGGTCATAGATTGAGCTGGGATGAGATTTGGGTAGACGTCGCCTATGGAATTGCTCGAAGGTCATATGATCCTCGTCACCAGGTTGGAGCAGTTGTTGTGACTGATGACAATACACAGGTTCTAGCAGTCGGATATAATGGCAACTATTCTGGAGGGCCCAATGAAGTTGAATCTGATACACCTGGTGAGTCTGGAATGCTTCACGCAGAGATAAATGCTCTTCTTAAGATGGATTACAACAACCCTAAGAGAAAGAAGCTCTATCTCACATTGTCTCCCTGTCGTATGTGCGCAAAGGCAATTATTAATACAGGAATTGATGAAGTGCTATACGCAGAAGAGTACAGGGACACATCAGGATTAGAAATTCTTCGTGAATCTGACATTGTTGTAAAAAAGCTAACACTTCCGGGCGATATTTAATACAATAGAGTATTGCTTATTCGAGTGATCTGGAGTTTTGAACAGTGCCTAGATTTAAGGAGATAGCCGCCTCTGATATCAGAGTGGGAGAGGATCTTTTACACCAGCTAATTGACATTCCTCAAAGGTATGTGTCAGGCTCGACGTCAAGAAAAAAGAGAAATACATTCACAACAGGCGGTATAGGACCAGGAATCACATCTTCTCTGTTTCACACAGTTTATGATAGTGATTATCGATTACAGTCTGCGAATCCTGTATTTGACATAACTGTTGGTTTATTTAGCGGCAGTGATACAGTGAGGGATTCGGCATTCGCACAAGATAGTGTTGGAAAGCTTGTTTTCCCGTCCCAGTCTGTGATGATGCATCAGAAAATGGACGTCTACCAACAATTTTCACAACTATTATTGGGCAGTGCTGACGAGCCATTTTTTCTCTCTTCGAGCGGTAGACCAGATGAACCAATTGGCTCAACAGGCTCGAGAGTCGATGAGGCTCTCTTCATAAGTTTCAGGCGTAGTTTTGCAAGGGATAGAATAAAAGCTCAAACCTTTGCGATGCGATTCTTTACAACAGCATCACTGACTGATCATCCTCATAGTGAAAGTTATAATTTGTTTAAAACATCTGAGACAGGCTCTGCGATTTTTACTGATGTGGGTGCCAATGCTACAGCAAGGACCGAATTTTCTGGTAGGGTTGGAAACATCATTGATGCAGCTGCGTCCAATTCAACTGTCGGCAGCTTGTTTTACCGTCAGGGTGTTGCTGTTTTGGATCTTTCTAGAATTACATCTGGTAGTCAGCATGTCTCAGGTGTCATTGATGCGATGAACTCAACAAGCCCTGGAGAACGTGCACCAATAGGCACAATGGTAATTGGATCATCAGGTTCTGGAAACCCAAAGGCAAAATTCATACCTGATTTAATGGTATCTGCATCGATTGATGATATTCTTGATCACATTTGCAGCTGTAGGTTTAGCTCTGGATCTGAGACAGCAATCACGTTCCAAAACACCACAGAGATAAATTCGACACTGATTTTCTGTAGAGCGACTGCTGATGAGTTTAATTATTCCACCAATCCCACCTACATAGATGATGATAACGCCATACAGGTTCTCGAGGCAGGATCTGAAAGCATACAGCAGTCTTTTTCATATGTGACTTCTGTCGGACTTTACGATGCACATGATAATTTGCTTGCAATTGCGAAGCTAAGTCGGCCAGTAGAGAAAAGCAATGATAAGGATCTGACATTTAGAATCAGGCTTGATTTTTAGATGGCGGCAAAAATGCTGTGGCTTCCGATAATTAATGTAGTATGAATGTTAATGGAGTGCCTGTTGGAAATTTATACCGAGGATCATATAATGCAGATTGTGAATCGCATAAAGAGTGAAAGCTCTAGTGTGCTTGAAGGCATAGATCTCTTTGTAGGCCCAGCTAAGGATAGACGACTCATTGTAAAGCCAGGCCTTAAGATAAGACACAAGAAGTCAGGTGTAACTTACACAGTTCAGGCAATAGATCTATCTGATCCACCAAATCCAGTATTGATTTGTAATCGTCCAGGGTTTGTAATTGAAATCACAAAACAACACTTTAAGGACTATGAGAGGCAATAATGTCAGACTTTACTAATAAGAATCTGAGAGATAACATACGTGAATCGTTAGGGCTCAATGAAAATGAAGAGCTGAATGAAGCGTATGTTGCACAGCTGAAGCAATATAATTTACCGACGGAGCTGTTAAGTGTGGCTAATAAGAGGAACCACATTGAGCTGTATGAAGGGTATGTTGAAAATTTCAATCGTGTGAGTGCTGAGCTAGATACAGCAGATAGGTCTGCAGCAAATTCTAATCATTCAGAGTATAGGTCCTTGAAGATTGACGAAGCATACAACATGAATGGAGCATACCTTCATGAGCTTTATTTTTCAAACATAAGTGATCTTCATAGCCAGATATCAATGGATTCACTTTCTTATATGCGACTTTCTCGTGACTTTGGGGGTTTTGACAAGTGGCAGGAGGATTTTATCGCATGTTGCATGGCATCTAGATGTGGATGGGCTGTGACCATTTATAGCACATATCTTCAGAGGTATGTAAATTGTGTTGTTGACCTACACAGCCTGCAGATTCCAATTGGCTCTTACCCAGTCATTGTTATGGATGTGTGGCAACATGCTTATTATCGAGATTATTTGAGAGATGCAAGAACATATGTGCATGCAATGATGAAGCAACTTAATTGGAATGTCATCGAAGAGAGAATTCGTAAGGCTGATAAGATTCAAAAGGCGTTGAGGGCTTGAAGATGGAAATGAATAAAAAAATGATTAGAAAACTCATTCTTGAGGCAATGGAAGAGATGTTGTCAGCCGAGGACGAGACTGATAAGACTAGGCTAGGTCTAGATTCTGTCGATGACCAGATAGACTCATTTTTGATAAAATTTGAAAAGGATTCAATTTCACCTGAGGGTGCGCTTTCAGAGACACGTGTTAGATCCCTGGTTGATCTTTTGTTTGAGCAAGAGGAAGGCGAGGAGGAACCGGATGAAGAGGAAGAGCCAGAGGTTCCAGAGCCTGAGGATAGCACAAAGATCGATGCCACAGAGCCTGCTGAAGAGATTCAAGCGCTTCCTCTAAACATCGATGCCTTTACAAAGAGAGTTGCAAGACTTGTAATGAACAATGCTGTTTTGCTTGATGTGAGATCAGTTATTTTGAATAGAGCGAAAAATTATTTGCTTGAAAATTACGACCAGGCACATGTTAACCAGATGAGAGAGATACTTGATACACAGTTTGATTTTAATCTGGAAGGCGCGGAAGACACACCTGACGCGCCGTACGCTGTAGGTGCATATGCCGGCGGCACAGGGGGCCTCGGCGGCGGTGGTGGCTGATGTCTGATAAGTACATTGATTTTGAGACAAAAAAGACAATACATTTTAATATTACACGTGCCACTCACGCAGAGTTAAGAATCACATGCTTTAAGAAGAGGCTTTCCATGCAAGAGGTATTTGAGGAAGTGTCGCAGAAAATAGCAGCAGGGTCACCTGATATGATTCACATTCTTGATGATCTTTCACAGAGAAAGCGCAGTAAGACTATTAAGAAGCTATCACAGACAGATGCAGAGTCGCTATTTGATGTAATTGCGCAGGAGAGCCCGCTCTCAGATGATTAGGATTGAAAATGTTTACTAATGTAAAAGAGTTGTTCGCTAGGTTATTCGATAGAGTTTTTACAACTTCTTCAAAGGTTCAAGAGCTAACCAAGACTGTTAATGAGCTCGAGATAAGAATGTTTAAGCTTGAAGAGATTGTTGTAAATCAAGCATATGTTTTAACGACTTACACCAAGGTGCAAGAAGATATAGTTGATCATGTGCTGGGCACTGTGACGAAAGGACACCCTAGGGATAAGATGTCAGCTTCTACCCGAGGAATGATGATTCTTTCTGACGACGACGATGATCTTATAAATTAGTTCAGTTTAACTTTTTTAGTAGCTTGTTATAATTTGTCATGCTTTTGGAGGTGATATTATGAAAAAGCTAAAAGAACTTTTGAGCAAGTGGAAGGTTCACATTTCTGTGGTGGGCGGTGCGCTTGTGATAGCAACTGCATATGGTCAGTGTACAGTTGAGCCCGATCTTGACGCGTTAGAGGAGTCTGTAGAGGAAGCTACAGAAACAACTACTAGCGCTGATGAGACTACCACAGCTGCAACAACAGCAGCTGATGAGACAACTACAACATCGACCGGTAACGAGACTACTAGTGATGATGCAAGTGAAGCAACCGCAGAGTCCAGCGAGGACTAGAATGAAAGGTTTCACTGATCGAGTTCTCGAAAAGGTGGTTTCTAGAAAGCTTCTAGTGTTCGCTACAGCGACGGGCTTAATGGTTTGGGATGGTCTTGATTCTGAAACTTGGGGCATGATTGCAATTTGCTATATTGGTGGCCAGGCCGTTGTAGATGCGATGACAGCCTATAGACACGGTCGTTAGTGATGCTCTATCTAAAAGCACACTATCTCGTAAAGAGACTGGTGCTCTGGATAAAGACGCACTGGGAAACATTTCTGGCCGTCGCAACAATTATAGTGGTCAGTATTATGACACGTAGAAGGACAAGAAGCATATCCTCTCTTTTGGTTGGTGCACAAAAAGCACATAGTGATGAGGTTGAAATCTTGAAGTCATCACATAAGAGTGAGGTCGAAAGTATCCTATCAGCACAAAGCAGGCTACAAAGCGCACTGTCTTCAATTGAGTCAAAGTATAAGAGCGAAAATAAAAAGCTTGATGCAAAGAAAAAGAAGCAGGTGGAAGCACTCATCAAGGATAATATCGATGATCCTGATGCAATCACAGAGAAGATTGCATCTCTAACTGGGTTTAAGATTGAGGTAGAATGATGCTGTTTGGAGCTTTAATGATTGCTACAATGGGAGTTGTATTTGCAGATGAGCCTCAAGAGGAAAAAATAGTAACTTTGCAAGTAGGAGATACAGCTCCTTTTTCTGGAACACTATTTAGCACAGCTGCTGCAGCCAAGATAGCCATAGATCTTGAGAACGCACAGCAAGCATGCCAGATAAAAATAGAGCAGGCAACAGCCATAAAAGAGGCTGAAATGCAATATCTGGTTGATGTTGAGAAGATCAGATTGGACTTTTGTGAGAAGCGCAGCGAAGAAATTTTAATTGTAAAGAATGATCATATTGATCTTCTTAATACACAAATTAAAAGGAGAGGAAGCCCGTCAGCATCAGCCTGGTATGTAGGTGGGATTGTAACAGGTATTCTGGCGACGTCTTTTGGTGTTTGGGCAGTTTCACAAGCCTCAGCAAATTAAAACTACCGCAGATATTTATCTGTGAGGAGTCTCGTATGCGCGTCATAGTAAAGAAAGGTGCCCTGGAAGAAGCACTTCTAAGGATCTTAAATGAGGATCGAAGTTATCGATCAGAGAGAATTGATATGATTCCAGGTGCAGATGATGATGAGCCTATTGAGCCAACACCACAAATGGCTGTGCAGCTATCAGTGGATATGCCCCCTGTAGACGATCCTGTATACATACCGTCAAATGTTGAAGAACTGGGTCGTGCAGCTTCTGTTATATCTGCTGAGGTGCCTGCAGATCAGATTGAATTTTTCTATAGAAAGCTTCACAGGCTTTTAGACAATGCATTAGATAGGCATGATGCTAAGACTTATGAGGAGACTCTTGACGAGACATTGTTTCGAGAAAAAGTTCGGCTGCTCTTAGAAGATAATGATGATGAATCTCTTGATGATATAAAGCTATCCATAGAAGATCCCGTTTCTGAAGCAGCAGATAAGATAGTTGACTACATTGTTGCGAATCCTGCATTTTTTCAAGACATTGTCGGTGTTGATCCTGAAAGTGGGAAACCGATGACAAGAGCTGCAGAACCCAGACTTGTACAGCTTCGAGTTTTGAGCCAGCTGCAAAAAAACTCAGTTATTCAGAACATTCTACGAAAAAGCAAGCTCTCAGAAGATGAGATAAAGGACGTTAGGGTTGCTGTTGCAAATGAGATGCTTAGATTTGCAAAACGAGAGGTGACACCAGAAGAAGTCTCTGGATACATTGCTGCGGGAAAAGCAGAAGCAGCAGCACGTGTACCAGCCAAGGAGATGGCTAAAGTTAGAAAGGAGACTGGATTTGAGGGTCTTGAGCTTGTTGCTGCCCTTAGAGATCGCGCCGACGAACTAGAGGCAATGGGAATGGAGGACAATGCAAAAGGGCTTAGAAAGCTTGCTGATGAAACTGAGCAAGAAGTCTCTGAGCCTGAGGAATCTGTTGATCCAGTTGCAGCAATAGAGACAATCAATCCGCATGAGGCAGCAAAGATTCGCAAGCAACTACGTGATGAAGTTCTAGAGCAGGAAGGAGTTGATCTCAAGATGTCACAAAAAGCCCTGCAAGCACTTAAAGAAAAAATTGCAGATGAGACAGGCTTAAAGGTCAATAATATTCAAAATATTCTTTATGATGATCTTAAGGTATTCGGGTTCAACCCAGAAGATGCTACAATGCTAGGATTTCCAAGCGAGAAAAAAATTCCAAGCACATATGATCCAATGAAGCTAAACGCACAAAAGCAGATAACAGGTGTAACATATGATCTATTCAGATCAACAATGCGAGACTATGTTGAGAGTATAGGCTACGATGAGGATGATGAAGCCAGTGTTTTAGATGCACTGCTAGATGGTGATAGTGCAACTTTTCCAGGAGATGGAATTGAAGGATACCTAAGAGTCCAGAACACAGCAGTTGTTCCTCGAGACATGGACCCTAATTCACAGCAATATTTAAACGTTAGAAATTCATTTGAAGCTGTTGTTGCATTTATTCAGGGCGTTGCAAAGTCCATTCTTGATCCTGCAAAGACAAAAGGAGCAAAGGAGGGCGGAATGAGAGCATTTATGCAACAGATGAATGCTGATGGTGCTTTCAGGCGGCAGGTGTCAGATGAAGTGCTAACAACACAAAACTTTGAACAGTATATGAATGATCTAGTTGACAAGATTCAAGATGTCATTTTAGATGAGGATATAGCTTACGGAATTCTTGAAAAGGCGTTGAAGACTGCACCCAAAAGAACTGGAAAGTTTTTAAGGAAATAATATGAAATCGCTGATAGATCTTGTGGACAAAAGATTACTAGAGGGTAGTTCTTTGCCAAGTAGTGTGGGTCAGACGCTGGGGTCACTGAAGACCACACTACCTGATCCACTGCCTATCGAGGTTTCAAAGCCAGAATGGGTCATCTTACAAGAGCCTGAAAGAATTGCCAAAAGTTTTGAATTTGATAGATTTGATGACATGAGATACTTTATTGATGAATTATTACTAGAGCAAGAAAGAATGAATCATCACGCTTTGATTCAAATAGAGCATAGAGTGGTTAGCATAGAGTCATATACACATTCAATAAATGCAGTTACAGAGCAAGATCTAATATTGGCCAAATTTTGTGATGAGATATTTGAGGATACAAAATATTTCATCGAGAGAAGCGAAGATGTCTAGCACCACAATTTTTATGAGTGACTCTCTCAAGGGAAGAGTCCCCGCCTCCCAGCTAGGCGATAATATAGCACCTTCAGAAATTCTCTGTCGTTTTCAGATAATGGGTAGGATTCTTGATTTTCTACCTCAAAAGATCATATCTTCTCCCGGTATTATCTCTATATCATTTTTATGTGACGCTAATCAGGCACTTGTTATGCTTGGAAATAGAAGCAGTGTGACACTAGATGTGCTTCATAATGCTTCTGATGAACCAGTTTTGTCATTTAAAAACGTCAATGTTCTTGAGACAAGATTTGAGGCACAAGGTCTCGATTCATATCATGTAGAATTAACCGTAACAACAAAAAACTCCGCATAATTAATTCATGTGAGGCAATAATGAGTCAAGAGTTTGAATTTGAAAAATTTATAAATGATATCTGTGAAAAGGAATCATCTGCTGCTAAGAATGAAAATCACACACAGGAGGAGGAGACTCCTCAAAGAAGATATAATAAGCTATATCGTGAACGTTGGCAGAATAGAATCTGGTACGGAGAAAAGAAATGAGTGACATAAGACTTGATAGTGCTAGAGATGTTGAGCTATTTCTCAAAATTTTAGCAGAAGAGAGTATCAAGGAGGCACAACGCTCAATTTCGTCAACTGATCCAATGCAAGGACAGATTGAGAAGCAGATGAAGCAAGATAAGTCAATATACGATCTTAGCGAACAGGATGGCCTTCCTTCTGAAGAAGAAGAGGCCACGAAGCCCACTGACGACACTGAGTCTGTTTCGACTGATGATGCTGAGCCAGTGGAAGATGACTCTGGAGAGGGCCTTGAGGTGTCACTCGATAGTGTTGCAGATAGTATTAAGACACTAAGGAGTGGGCGATCTGTCGATGACAGAGAAATCAAAGCACAAATGCGTGCCTACTTTGACAGGCTAGAAGCACCAGAGAGACAAGCACTGCAGGCATTTATGAGTGCGTTTTCAAAAATTTTAACAAACAATGTAACTGGGGCTGATGCACAAGATCCAAGTGATCCACCTTTGAATATTGCTATGTCAGGAGGCGGTGCTAAGCCTCCTGAACCTAAGGTTTCAGCAGAGCCAGAAAAAGAACCGGCTGCTGCTGAAACAGCTGAGGATGAAGAGGAAGAGGAAGAAGAGAAAGCGGGTGCAGAGGATACAACACCCCCTGTTCCAATTACACCCGGCGGTCCGCAACGTGTTGCTGAGATTAGAAGGCGAGTTCAAAAGTTAATGAGCAGATAGTCGTGTAATTTTTTCTTTTTTGTGGTAAGATTTAGCCATAAAAGAAATGCGGAGCTCGACATGCAAAAAAGAACAATAACATTGCCAACAGGTGGAGATCTTGAGATAGAAATGACACCTGAATTTTTAACTTATGTCAGGCGTCAGTTTAGTCTCACAGAGGAAGATGTGATAACTGATGACCATATTAGAATGTTTGTGCATGGAAGTGTGAAGGGTGCGCTAGATGGTGTTGATTCTGATCCTGATTGGGTTGTCAGGAACGACCTGTAGGAACAGTTGTCTCATCATACTTATCAATAGGGGTATGTTATGAGATCAGAAGAGCTTTTAAGACAGCTTATTCGTGAATCTATGCTAAGGCTTTACGATGGAACGGAAGCAGAATATGGCTCGACAAGTCACGTCGAAGACCTTGATAGAATAATCAACGAGCTTCAGCACTTAAAAAGGACGCTTAGGAGTGGTCCAAAAAGACTTCAAAATAGAAAAGAGATACACAGAATTCAAAGTGCAATCGAGGCAATTCGATATCTCAGAAATGGTGCTAAAAGATTGGGAATTAGAAGCGGCTTGATCGCTGAGGGAGGATTAAAGATTCCCGGCGGTTCCGATAAAAAGTTAAATCCCACCCTAGTGGGCCAGGCAATAAAGGTGTATGAGAATCTCTTGGGACAGTGGAATTCATATCTTGAGTCAACAGGTCATGATCCTGTGAAGCCAATTAAGCCTGTAGGGTCTGTAAGCTATTATTCACAGGATGCTGCAGATAGACCTAGTGCAGAATATGGAGATATTGATTATCTGGTAGAGCTTCCCGTAACTCACCGAGAGGGAGATGATGAGAAAGTCAGGCGACAATCTGAAAATGCAGCCAAGCGAGAATATGAGCAATTGTTTGTTGATTTTTTAAATTCTGCTAGACCTGCTGAAGTTGATATTGAGCTAACACTAAAACCGGGCTCTAGCCCATATATGGTCATTGTAACACTGCCTGGTGGAGAGCTAGTCCAAGTAGACACAGTCACGACGTATCCGAGATACGCAGAGTGGATGAAGGGTAGGTATACACCAGAGCGTGGTGTCAAGGGATACCTGATAGGAAACATATATAAGTCTCTTGGTGACCATCTGGTGATGTCTGTCGGTACCCAGGGGGTGGCAATTAAGTCTAGGGAGGGAAAGAGAGTACCTGCTAAGTTTCAAAAAGATGTGAAGATTGAAAATGTGAGTACAGATATCGGCAATTTTCTGGTAGATATTGCTGCCTACCTTATGGGAGATACTCTAGATCCTCATCCGCTTTTGGTTGGAAATCCTGGTGTTGACAAAGACAATGTAGACATGAGATCTCTTGTGAAGGGAATAAAGGGATTAGCTCTGACTCTTGAGACTGGAGGGGACTATGACGCGCTGGATATGATGAATGCCATTAAAGCACACTATGAGGAAAATCTTAGAAGAAATGTAGAGCAGAAAAAAGCCAGAGGCTTAAATGAGAAAGACTACCAGAAGCTGCTAAAGATGAATGATGCTGCTGTTAGAATGATGTCGGAGGAGTTTGGCCTCTAATGGACTTTTTCACATCAGACTTACATTTCGGACATAGAAATATTATCAAGCATTGTGATAGACCATTTTCGAATGTTGATGAGATGAATAGTGCATTGATTGACAATTGGAATGGTGTGGTTGGCAACGATGATAGAGTGATAGTTGTGGGTGACATGTTTTTGTGTGGTAAGCAAAAAATGCCAGAGATAATGTCACAGCTAAAAGGCTACAAGGTTCTTGTAAAGGGAAATCATGATCTGAGTCTCAAGAAGATGAAGGAGGTTGGATTTGATGAGTGCCATAGAAAGATGAATTACACACTGCCAAATGGACAAAAAGCACTAGTGCAGCACCATCCTGTGCCCGAGAGGCTATTTTCTGATCATGATCTTTTAATTCATGGACATATTCATATATCACCCAGGACTAGGGGAAAGAGGATCAATGTTAGCTGTGACATCTGGGGCTTCTCGCCAATTCATGTTGATAGGCTGTGTGATCTTGTCTCGACAAAGAAGAGTGAAACGTCAAATGAGTGGTGTGATATCCGCCTGGATGGTGAAACACTTCGGGCACATTTATCAATTAATATGCAAGATTTTCCCGGCGCTGTCGAGGAAATATATAGAGTGATGCAAGGGCACTGGCCGAGGAGAAGAGAATGAAGCTTGGACTTTACGGCGGAGGATTCAAGCCCTTCACAACTGGACATTTTGCAAGGTTGGCTGACGCGATACGCGATAATGACAAGGTGTATCTATTTTACGGCATGCAGCAAGTGGAGCCCATTAGATACGGGAAGAGGGGTAAGCCGCTGGCACCTCGACAGAAGTTTAGAAGAATAGGCAAGACAAAGAGAGAGTATGACGAGAAAGTTGCTGAGTCTATCTTTCAAATATACAAGACTGCACTCGATAGAATCCCAGGCGTCGAGGTAGTTCTGGTGCAAAGTCAGGCCAGGGATGAACAGGGAGATCTCGCTGCAGTTCGAGCACCCGTAACAGCGATATTCAAGAATCTTGAGGAGTTTGTTGAGAATCCCGACATGTATGAAAAGGTAACTATCTATGGAGATAAATCTTCGATGATGCCTTACATGAAAAGCCCAAAATTTAAAGACTTTGTGACAGCGGGAAAGATCCAATTTGGCGGCGCCATTCCCGAAAGCCCAGAAGACTACCTGGATCCAGATAGGTTAGATAGCCTAATGGCCCGCGCCGAAGAAGAAGCGCGTGATGCACTAAGGGGATATTATGCTGGGTTAGAAGGAGAAGCTCGAAAGGACCTGTCTGACGAGGATATTGCACAGTTGCAGTCTGTTAGAGGTACTCGAGTTAGAGATCTCGCATCTTCTCCAGAGACAGCAGAAGAAGCCAAGCGATATCTTCCTCCTTTTCTTAACAATGATGAAAAGGACAAGATCATTGAAATTCTTCTGGGCAGTATAAATGAGCCAGCCATTTCAGAAATTGTTATAAAAAGAGCTGCAACAAAGTTTTCTGCTATAAAAATTCTATCAGAGCAAGATGATAAAGACACCGCTAAGCCTGGTGAGGAAGCACACATATACAATCTGTATGAAGAACTAGGAATGCCTCTCAGCGATATTATTGAGATTGGCCGTCTAGGGCTTGAAGGAAAACTAGAGAATGTTCAGGAAAAAATGGATGGTCAGTTTCTAGCTTTCACAGTTGTTGATGGACAGCTAAGATTTTTTACTAAGATGGACCTTCAGAGCCAGAGGGCAAAGGATCGACGGCTAGAGCTAATTCGAGCAGGTGGAGCTGGCGGCGGAATGACGCTAAATCAGATTATGTCTGCATATACGGGAGATAGATCAAACATTGCAGAAGGTTTTGCAATTGCCTATGAGGCACTAGAGCCCGTAGCATTACCATATCAGGATTCACTCTTTAGAAATGGAGAGGTTGTGATGGTATCACAGATAATGGTTTCAAAGAATCCTAATACAATTTTATATGATGAGGACTCTCTAAGGACAGTTCTTGCCGTTTCTCTGACAGAAGAGCCTGCTAACCAGGATGCACTGTCATCCTTCATGTCAGAGATGCGGGAGTCTTCAACAGACGCTTTTACTATGGACAAGGTGCCGACGGCCTCTCTTATGAAAGGTCTTAAAGAGGATGATGGTGCACTTGAGCAACTAGAGAAAGACTTAGAGTCAGTTGTTGGAGAGGTTGGGCTTTCAATTGGCAATAATACAGTTGGTGATTATGTTAAAGCGAGGCTAGAGGAGTTTATTCGTGAGAAATATAAATTTATTCCTGATGATCTGATTCCTGATGTCGCTGACAGATTTATGACAGGAAAGGGAAAAGTTGCACTACGACTTAAGAAGATGGTATCCCCCGAAGACTATCAGCGCTTTCGATCGCTCGACAAAGTAAAGACTAGAGTAGTTCAAGAAGCAATTGTTCCGCTTGAGAATATCATTCAGCGACTGGGTATTATGATTATTGATAAGCTTGATCTTGCCCTCCAGGCTAGTAATCAGGAAGATCTGCTAGGATTTGTTAAAGGTGTTAGGGGTGCATTTGAATCTGGGTTTAACTTTGGATTGGGATCTGAAGATGAGAAGACACTAGAGGGGATTCGTGTAGCCCTGGCGAGGCTTGAAGCTAATGAAGATTTATTTACTCGCGCCACAGAGGGCATTGTCTTTACACACAATAATAAGACCTATAAGTTAACCGGTCTTTTTACACCCATTAATAGATTGCGTGGATTCTTTTCATACGGCAAGGCAAAAATGTCAGACCGAGAAGGTGATAAAGATCTAAGTGAAACAGTGAATAAGATTTTAATGAAGATTCTCTCCGAGGGTGGAAAGGCCTTTAAAAAGAAGGATGATCAGGGAAATAAGATTGTTGCAACATCAGATGATAGAATATCCAGACAGCAGGCTGATAGGATAATCCAAGATCTTGAGAAGAATCTACTGGAACCGTCAGGCATGAAGTTCTTACCTGTGGGTAGTACAGCAACTGACAAGCAAATGATCGGTGATATTGATCTTGTTGTAAGTGAGCCTGATAAGGAAACACTATACCAAAAGATGTTGAGTTCGCCATACCTCAGTGATGAATTGGTCGAAGGTGTACCGCGTGTGTTAAAGGTGGGACAGCTTATCGCCATAATGGTCAAGGATGCAGAAACAGGTCAATTATTTCAGGTTGACCTGTTTCCAAGTGTTAGCATGGATGATACATCCTGGGAACTTTCTGGTGGGGGAGAAGGAAAGGTTAAGGGTGAATATCATAAGCTAATGTTTTCTCTTCTAGCTAAAATAAAAGGTGAGAGAGAGTCAACATCAGACAGGGTTATTAAGTACACAATAGCTTTTCCAGGCGGACTACGTGAAAAAGTTAACGGTGTCGAAGATGTATCAGGAAGGATACCTGATCCTGATGATTACCTTCCTAAGCTAGGCGTGCAGGTAGAGGATAAGAATTCTGTCAGAACCTTTGAGGATCTCTTGTCTCATATGCTGATGGCGAACACACCTGAATTTAGAGAAGCTCTAGAAAGATTTGAGGAATATATTGGACACAGATTAAATGCCAGCTCGGAGAAGGTAAGGGATGAGGCCCGCAAGGCCATCGATGTGATCAATGCTACAATTTCTAAAGCCCCATCAGAAAGTGAATTAGCTGAGCTGCGCTTTAGACAAAAGGTTAGAGAGCTGCTATACGAGAGTTCTGAGACATATGAGAGCGCGAAATCCTTCACTGAAAAGTCAAGAGTTATCTTTGACATTCTTAAATCACCTGATTTTTTCGGAAATGACATACAGAAAATAATCAATGTGTCAGGTGCAAACAAACTAGTTAGGCTTGGCTTGGCTCCAGGTGTCGATGATCGTCATGATATCAATAAGATATTAAACCTTATGTACGATAGATTATCACCTGATCGCACGAGGGGCATCATTGAGCTTGCACCTGATGAGCATCCTAACCCCAGTAGCAAGTATCCAGCATATGTCATGCCTGATCTCGATGACCTCATGGTGATTTTTGGAATTGCTGGAGTCACCGGAGGCCAACGGAAGGCAGGATATGTGTATGAGATTGATGTAGGTGAGAATCTCAAGGCAGCTGGTCTCCAAGTACAAAGCGGAGAGGATAACTCTGTATCTGATGTCTATGTTCCCATGGCCAGCGGAATGCTCGGCATCGAGGTAAAGCTTCCAAACGCTCAAGCAGGAGAGCCCACACTAAAGTATGACTTTGACAAAGGTGAGTTTTTTGCTTCAAACCCTAAGCCGCAAAACCAAGATATTGCAGATCTTATAAACATGGATCCAACAGCAGCTGAGGTGAACAGGAGGTTGATACTTGTAAGGGATGTGATAAATGACTATCGGTCTAAGAATGACCTGCCTGAGATAGAGAGCATCCTCGCTAAGATAAGCAAAGAGGAGTATAGGGATGTGGTATTACCCGCTCTTCGAAGCATGGGAGAGAATATTTCAGGCGCGTTGCTTGCTGTTTACACTGTTTCAGCAGATGTGCTCCGGAAGTATTACATGCTTAAAAAGGCAGGTCTAGTTCAGGTGAAGGGAAAAGGCTTGTTTCACCTGCATCCAGACTTTAAGATCACACTAACAGATGAGAATGGTAACAGCAGATCATCAGAGTTTTTTGACTTCTCACCTGCACAGGGTGCAGTTTATTTTAGAAATTTTAGAGGTGGAAATTATGGTATCAGATCTCAGCTTAAAAATTCGCCGTTACGTAGACTAAAACAGTCTGGTATTGATCTTGATGCAGAGAGGGACCGCGAGGAGTTTGCTAAGCTTGTGTCAACTTTAAATCTTCCAGACCCAAGATCAATTGCTGCTGAGAGCTCTCCAGGATCTACAAATGAGGTTGCAAGTGTGACTCGGGCACTACAGGGCTTAATTTCAAGGTACAATGGAAGCATCTGACCAAGGAATGAATAGGATCTTAGAGCAGCTACGCTTTGTTGCATCCTATGTTGGAGATTGCGATGACTGGGTGACTGTCAAGAAGGAGATTCTTCGAGGAATACCCTCACCGCTGCGTAAAAGATTTTCTCGTCGTGATTCGAGGACAAAGGAGCAGTGGTTGAATGATTTTGAGAAGGAGCTAATTAATTATTATAGGGAGCAGACAGGTGTTGACCTAAAGCTTCGTACACTTGCAGAGAGAAGGGAGATGTTTGGTGTCCTCTGATCGTGAACAGTTAAAACATATTGTGAGAGACCTTCTTAGCGAGAAGATAGGTAAGGTGGGTTTCCAGCTAGGCCAGAGAGCCCAGGAAAATCAATTTATGACATTTTATGAGCTATACGGGCAAGAGCCTGCACAGTGGCTCTTTTTCAGAGTTCCAAAGTCTCTAACGACATTCGGAGGAGCGATTACAGCAATGTTCCTGGCTGATGTGAAGCCAGGAAAAATAGCTCAATACCTTGGAGTTGGTAGCGGTGATCTCGCGGCTGATTTTTCAAAAATTTTAGCAGATATTAATAAAAAGGGCACCAAGGGTTTTCTAGAGATTTTTCCATCTGTAGCTGAGCATTTTTCAGAAGTGGCAGGCAAGGAGGCAGAGAATCTAAGTATGGGAGATGTTTCTGCCTTAAAGAAAAGTCTATCAAGTGACCTCGATCGCGTTGCTAGTAAGTTGAATGATATTTCAAGGTCTTCCGACTTGCAGGAAATGGTCACCAAGTATGGCAGCTTTATCGGTGTTGATGTTGATATAAGTAAAATCTCTGACTTTTTGGCAAAGCATAGTGCAGAGGTGACAGGCGATCTAGCTGCTCTTGAAAATGCGCTGAGAAGTCAAGAGATTCCTGAATGGATCGATGGCATGTTTGGAGAATGGCAACAGGGATTTAGTGCTTTGACCGACGAGCTGGGCAAAGACTTTCCAGAACAAAAAGCCCAGCTGCTGGAGCTATTCGATAATGTTAGAGAAAAGCTTTCTCTCTAGCTGCTATAAACGTTTCCGTTTATAAATGGAATAATTCCGAGGTAGACAGGAGTGGTAATGAGTGAAAGCAATTGGATCCCTGAGATTCTTTATGAGGAAAATGCAGACGGATCGACATCAAGTATTCCGTTTGTTATTGTTCCTGAGGGAGAGGAGATGCCCTGTCTCCTCTACATGTTCGAGTCTCGTGAGACAGGTGACTATGAACCTGGGCTTGAGGGTGAGGATGTCCCTGTGTCACAGTGGGATTTGCATCAATATGCGGACATGGTTGTGCTGAAGCAAAATCTTGATGGCTACACATTTGATCTGGTTAGAGTAGCGTTGGGATTGGAACCTCTCTCGACAGCGGTTCAAAAAGGCCAGGCGATTTCTTCTAGAATTCGTCAGAATCTAGATGACTAGCTAGGGATGTTTTTCTCAAAGCTAAATACTTAATTTATGCTGGAGGATAAGCAATGAATTTTGATATAAACAGACTTGCCAAGCTAGCTGGTCTGCCTGGTGATGAGCAGGCAGGTATGCTGCAAGAAGCAGGAAATCGTAGTAAGCGAGAAGATCCCGGTCTAGAGTCATATCTAGATGCTGAGGGTGGCGAAGATACTCTCAACGAAGATTCACAAGCAGATGATGAAACTCTTGAAATAGATGATGGTGAGCTTCGTGAGGCGGTTGCACGAGCTGAGAAAGAAAGACTTGACGAAGCAAGGCTTCGGGAAGCAGTCAGAGGAGAAATCCAGAGCATCCTAGAAGAACTGGGTGTTTACAGATCTGATAGCTCCTGGCTTTATGGGGATGATCAGCCTGAGAACAGCAGAGAAGGCCTTGTTAACATGATGTTTCCAGGAATTGGCTTTAAGTAGAGATTAGATTCTTCCAGTACAAACAGCCCGCAATGCGGGCTGTTTTTGTATATTGCGCAAGTTTTTGCTGTATAATCTGCTCAGGAGTCATGGATGGGTTATCAGGTTAGTCAGATTGTGTATCTTGTGTCGAAGAAAGATACACGAATTTTTCCCGCAAGGGTTGTTGAGCAAATTTCAAGACGAACACTCGAGGGCGAGGAGGAGTCGTACGTAATTGAGCTGCCTGACAAAAAATCAAGTCGAGTACCACTCGAAAGTATAGATGCAGAACTTTTTGTGTCGCTTGATCTTCTTAGAGATCATCTTTTACATGAGGCGACAGTTGCCATTACAAGAGTAGTTGAAAATGCCGCCAATGTTCAGAAAAAGGCATTTGGAAGTGAGGCACCGCTTCAGGAAGGTTTACAGAATAGCTCTGATAGTGTTGAAATTGACATGGGAGACGGCGTGAAAGCAAGAGTCAATATTGAAGCTTTAAGCGACGCTAGTTTCACCGAATAGGAATTTATGATGCAAAATAGATTTAAAATTGTTAGGTTTGATACTGACGCTAGAGAGGATTTGCTGCAGGGAATTAATATTCTAGCAGATGCTGTGAAGGTAACAATGGGACCTCGAGGTAGAAATGTTGTAATTGAGCAACCTGGCCAGCACCCAGTACTAACAAAAGACGGTGTAACTGTTGCACGTGCGGTTAATCTTAGGGATTCTTTTTCAAATTTAGGTGTTCAAATGATTAAGGAGGCTGCATCTCGCACTGCTGATGTTGCAGGTGATGGTACAACTACTGCAACAGTGCTATCACAGGCAATTTATGCAGAGGGATTAAAAATGCTTGCTGCAGGATATTCTGCATCTATGATAAAAAAGGGAATAGACTTTGCAGTTCATCAGGTCATTGAAAACTTAAAGAATATTTCTATTCCTGCTGCAGGTGATAATGAGATTAGACAGATTGCAACAATTTCTGCAAATGGAGAAGAAGAGATCGGTAATCTAATATGCAAGGCAATTGATGCAGTTGGAAAGGATGGTGTTGTGACAGTCGAAGAGGCTAAGGGATTTAATAGCAGCCTGACAATTGTTGAGGGAATGCAGATAGAAAGAGGTTATCTTTCTCCTTATTTTGTCACCAACCAGGATAAGATGACAGCAGAGCTTAATGATCCGTATATTCTTCTCTGTAATAAGAAAATAGACAACATGAAGGAGATAACACCGGTATTGGAAAAAGTTCTAAATGAGCAACGAAGCCTGCTTATTGTTGCAGATGATGTGGACGGAGATGCACTACAGGGATTAGTTGTCAATAAGATGAAGGGATCACTTAAGGTGTGTGCTGTCCGGGCGCCAGGCTTCGGTGAATCTCGTGTTAGCATGCTGCAGGATCTAGCTGTCACTGTGAATGGAAAGGTCTTCACAGCAGTGTCTGGAGATTCTCTGGAGGGCATTGATCTTAGTGATCTCGGAGCATGTAAGAAGGTTATCATAGGAAGAGGTGCTTCTGTCTTCATTGGTGGGCTAGGCTCACAGGAGGAGATCTCTGCCCGGATTCTTGAGCTACAAAGTCAGATGGAATCTGATGATGCTGATGAGGATGAGTACAGCGCTCTACGTCTTCGAATCTCGAAACTAAGCGGCGGCGTCGCAATTTTACGTGTGGGCGGTGCAACAGAGTCTGAACTGGGAGAAAGAAAAGATAGAGTAGATGATGCTTTGAGCGCAACACGAGCAGCTATGCAGGAGGGAATTGTACCAGGCGGCGGAGTTGCTTTAGTTAGAGCATCTGAATTTAAGCTAGACAGAGCAGAGAAATTTGAAGGTTATGAAGTAGGAGTTAATGTGGTTAAGAATGCATGCAGGGCACCCCTCCGACAAATAGTAGAAAATTCAGGCGGTACACCTGATCTTGTACTAGCAAAGATTAAGAGAATGAAGACAAATCACGGATATAATGCGCTGACGGATGAATATGGTGATATGCTTGTTATGGGAATTATCGATCCTCTCAAGGTTGTAAGAGCTGCACTTGAAAATGCTGCATCTGCTGCAGGCATGATGCTAACTGTTGGATGTGCAATGATCGATGACCCAGATTCAGAACAGAATAATGATTTCTAGCCTTTCAGTTTTCCCATGATATTTATGGCTGGGATATCATACTATGCTAGAAGAGTCAAAACTTAGATTAGTTGTGGGCCACATTCTTAAAGAACAGGAAGAGCTGCGTCTTAAAAGAGATCTCGTTAATGTCACATGTCTTTTGACTATGACAACAAACGCTCATGTACCTGACACACTTACACGTGTTCGAGTGCTGCCAACAGTTTCTGTTGTAGGCCAGAAGGAACCCGTACAAAGAACGCCAAAGGGAAAGACGATGCTTGAGATTTATGTAAAGTACTTGCCCAGATCTGGTAGTGACTACAAGAATCTTTTGTCCTTAAGCAAGCTAATCAAGAGACTACCTGGTGTAAAAATGGTCAGAGTTTTGACTATGGATGGCAGAAGGGTCACATTTAAAGGCAAGCCGATCGTAGTGTGATGAAAAAGCCTAAAGCTAGGACAGCAACGATAGTTGCAGCATATTTGTCAGACTTGCAGTTGGGATTGCGCTGGGCGAGATCAAACAAGGCAATAAAATCTGTAGGAAAAATTAGAGAGATCGGTTCCAAATCTGGAAAGCGCTACGCAGTTAAGGTTCGTGTAAGAACTAGTAAGCAAGATCTTCGAAATCTCATTAAAGATAGGTTCGGAAGCTTTATAAACGTTGTCTAATACGTGTAAACTTTGCTAGAATGTAGTAATATTGAAATGCATCTAGCAAGGAGTAACAAATGAGAATGTACAGCTTTGATGAACTTAGCAAAATGGATGAAGGCGATCTGTCTCGGATTTATGCAAGTCTCACAAACAGACTTCGTAGTAGGCGAAAGGGAGATTCACGCGAAGGCATCGAAGTCGAGCTTTGCTACATCTACAGAGAGCTTGAGGTAAGGCGATCTCGTAAAATTGCACATTTGAACTACACAGCTGCAAAGCACAATAGACAGTCTGCATAACTTTTTATCTCATGGGCCTTTTCAAACACCCTTGTGTGTCTACATTATCATAGCCCATGACGTGCAAATAAAAAAGAACCAGTATAAAATAAGCTTACCCCACTAAAGAACAGGAATCATAATGTCACAATCGCTCGATTCATACTTTAAAGATGTTTCTAAGACTAATCTTCTCACACGTGAGGAGGAAGTAATGCTCTCACAAAGAATTGAAAAGGGAGATCAAGAAGCAAGAAGCATAATGATTGAATCTAACCTACGACTTGCGATTAGTATTGCTAAAAAATACTATAGAAGTGGGTGCAATATCGAGGATCTTATTCAAGAGTCAAATATCGGCCTAATGAAAGCTGTAGAAAAGTTTGATTGGCGCAGAGGATTCAAGTTCAGTACATATGCTAGCTGGTGGATTAAACAGTCTGTGTGTCGTCATATCGGAACAAGTAGGAATACTGTTAAGGTTCCGGCACATACCGCATCACTGGCTTATAAGATTCAAGCAGTTACGAAGGAATATGAGGAAGATCTGGGTCAAAAGCCAAGCATTGCTGAACTGTCAGATATCTTGGGTGTATCTGAGAATATGATTAACGCAAGCCTCGCATCAATTAAGTTTCAAAATATGATTTCTATTGATGGAACAATTGGAAACAAGGATGGTAACAGATCTATTTCCGAAGTCGTTCCTGACTTTAATCAGATTGACATAGACGGAATAATTGACAAGGAAAAGATCTTGCTCGTGGTTCGTGATTGCCTGCAAAGGCTCAGTCCCAGGGAGGAGCAAATTCTTCGTCTACGCTTTGGAATCGCAGAGAATTTTAATGATACCAGTGACTTTAATTTGACAGGATCAGAAGCTAAATTAGTATCACAAAAGGAGGGCAAGTAAATGTCAATGCCAAAGGGATTTAAGACAACACATGGATATGCAACAGTTAGAGCTTCTGAAAGTGGCTTGGGCTATCGTGAAATTGCAGAACATATGACAGACAGTGGAGATAAAATGAATCACTCCACTGCTCGAAATATTTTTCTTTCAGCGATGTCTAAGTTTGCTACAAATGCTTGCTCACTATATGATGCTCAGCCAACTAGAGAAAATATTAAACGTATTTCTGCAGACCCAAGATTCCAGTCAGCTATTCTGGATATGATTAAGGAGATGGATATTTAAGAGTCGCAGTTATGATTGCATAGTGTGGCATAATTATTTCTGATGTGACATGAGGAGTTTGTTATGGGAATGAGCTGGGATTTTTTTACTAAGCGAAGGCGAGTTGATCCTGAGACATTTATCAGGCAACACAAGATAAGAACATATGAGGATTTTGTGAGTGCTCTTGTTAGAAGGGGTGTTTCACCACCTACACAGGAAGTAATTGCTTCCCTGCTTTCAGAGTATGCACTTGGAGACGATGATCTCTGGGACGCATTTCGACCAGAAGCTCCTCCAACATGGGATGACCTTCGTCCTGTAGCTCAAGAGGAACCCAAGGTAGAGCCAGAGGTAGAAGAGATTAAAGTAGAGTCAAAGGTAGAAGAGCCGCAGAAAAAGCTAGTGTCACCATCTCCACCGAAGAAGGTGAAGAAAGTTGCTGAAAAGAAGAAAACAAAAAGCACAACAACCAAACCGACGGCAAAGAAATCGAGAACATCCAGAAAAAAGACATCCACAGCAAGCTAACAGAGCTTTGGAATGAGGTGTCACCTGGCTGGAGACATATTAAGCAGATCGGTGACGCAGTTAGAAAGAAGAAGTATTACACACAGACAGCATTCCAAAAATGCCTAAATGAGTGTGAGCTAGCACGTGTGCATAGTGTTCTTGACTGGGGCCCTGGATCTGGCTGGACATCAGAAATGCTCTCTCCGGAGACAGACATTCACCTTGTTGATGTGTCTAGTGAGGTGATTGACGTTGCGAAAAAGTCAATTCCGCATGCAACAACAGATGTAATTGTTGATAAGCCCACATTTAATCGAGCTATTAGAGGCTTGATTAAGAAGCGCTTTGATATGATTATTTCATTCTCTGTCATTTACCACTTTCCATCATTTGAATACTTTGAAGCAATTGCAAATTGCTGGAGAGTGATATCGCCAGAGTACATTGTTATCAAAACAATGATAACCGACGTGAACACGTGGGAGAGATCGTGTTATAAAGAATATGCAGATTCAGAGAATTTTCTCAGAGGCTTGATTTTGTCGGAGATAGATCTTGTTAGCCAGTTTCCAGAGCACAAGGTGATATTTCGAGCTCGTGATGTTGATGTGATCCCAGGGTTGCTGGGAAAAAAGCCTAAGAAGATAACAGCACCAGGTATGCCTGAATACACATCTATGCTTTATGTGCTGCACAAGGTTCAATAAGAATGAGCTTGAGTCAAGAACACTATAGTTATTTACCAGGAACTCTCGTCAAAAACGAGAGGGATGATGAACTAGGAGTAATCATTTGTCAGGATGAGCCTCATAAGCTCTATTGGCGAGTTTTAACAGCAGGCGGGATGAAAACATGGTCGCAACACAATCTGCAGAGAGTCGAAAATGAAAGAGCCCAAGCTGCTAACAGAAAACGCATGGCTCGAAGAGACGACTGACTCAATTGTTATAATGGTAGACAGAATATCTATCGCGTTTTTAATTGAGGAATTCCTCGACTTTTGTGATGAGATGGATGAGATTCGCTCCAAACTCATGGCTGACCCTAGATTTGTCATGGCACGGATTAAGTCCGGAGATAAAAACGTCGATTACCTTACAAGAAAGATAACAGTAGATGATGAGGATTACAACTAGCAGAACTGGTGAAAATACACATCAAAGAGAATATTTAATAATGTTTTGCAGGGGCACACCACAATGAAAATTAGCAAAGATCAACTACGAAGAATCATCAGAGAGGAGCTAGAGAGGCACCTTTTACCTGAGGCATCTGCTGAGGAGATCAGAAAGATGTATCCTCCAGGTGGGCCAGATCACGTTGCAGCAAAGATGGTTCGTCTGGCAGCGAAATTTCCTGCCGGTGCAGACTCTCAATATGCGGCAGCAGTAGATTCCGACTCCGAAGCATACAATCCGAAACACGTACTTGATGCAGCTAAGCAGAAAGGTGTAACGCCTGATTCAGCATTTGAAGATCATCTTCTTAGCTCCAAGCTCGCAGCCGCTGTCAAGGGGATGCTTAAAGGCCACATCGCAGCAGGCGATATGTCTAAAACAGACCTTATTAACTATGTTGTCAAAAATCGGGGACAATTTCCCAGCGACGAAGTTCAGAAAGTAACGATGGCATGGGCAAAATCTAACTAGCATCATCGCAGTGCACCGTGATGTCTTAGTTTCGTGCAACATACCAGGGCTTGTGGTATTATCTTGTAGGAGGTAATACTAGTGATTTTTAGACTTTCCCTTATTTCTCTTCTTCTTGCATGTGCAGAACCGACACATGTGTCTCTTGTTTCGCAATCACGAACCAATGCAGGTCCATATGTCGGGTCTCGTCAGATCTTTGCATCATCTGTTACGGGTGAGACAATTGTATATTCTGATGCAACCACACATGATGATTTTAAAAGGCTTAATGCTCTAACGAGAAAGGCTGTGCCATTTGTTTCTAAGCGGGTATCTAGTCTTCAAGCAATTCCATGCACAGATGGTCTGATTAATATTCACATTATTCCTGATAAAAAACTAAATGATAGAAACATTATGACGTTTACAAAGGATGAACCTGCTGGAAAAGAATTCTACGGAGTAACGACGTACGTTTTTCCTAATATTGCGTGGTCATTCATTTGTTCTGATTGTGACAAGCCGTCAGATGACATTCTTGTTCATGAGCTTACTCACTTCTACATGGCACAGTGTGGCATTGCACCGGAAAATCAAGATGAAAGTGACTGTCATGACATTGTTGAGGAGTATAGGAAGTTCAAGACAGACACAGGATAAATCATAGAATAATGATATTCACAATTTCGTCCAACAGAATATATTTAATATTGCATGAGTGAGGTATTTTAAGTGGGCATTGATAACAGAGTAAAACAAGGCGCAAATTTTGTTCCAGCCTATGAGGTCTCGGGTGTTCCGTATGTGACTAGCTCGAATTCGAGCGAGTTGCACTCCATCCCCATCCGAGTCAAGTTTCCATATGTGACACGATTCTTTGTCGTTCATAACACATCTGATAACTGGATAAGAGTGGGATTTACAGAGAATGGTGTCACAGGAACAAGTGGAAACCATGCGACGAATAATTATCTGCTAGTCTCTGGCAACCAGACAACTGATCGACTAGAAATACGGTGTAAGGAGATCTGGTTTTGTAATGATGCAGATCCTAGCCCGTCAAGCTTTAGCGTGGTTGCAGGATTGACAGGCATAGAGACAACACAGTTCCCAGTGCTAACAGGTACACTCACAGGCTCAGATAATAACGTGACGCTTCCCAAGTTTGAGGGTGTGGGATAATCTTTGTAAAAGTCTCGTTGCAGTTGTAATATCATTTCAATGCAACCGGGAAACCTTGTGAAATTAAATGATACAGCAATGTTGTCCATCGGGTTAGAACCTGAAGAGAAATATGGGCTTATTGTTGATATTAGTGAAAGGACCTTTGCAGGTTACAACAACGCTAGAGGAACAGGTGAGCTTGTTAATTTGATGGTAGTAATGTCATCAAACTTTGTTGGTGAGTTTTTTGAGGATGATCTCATTTTAATAGGAGAGTGATCATGAGTGAAAGAAAGACAGTGGCTGTTAGTGGTGGATTTGATCCTATTCATGTTGGACATGTGAGAATGATCTTAGAAGCTGCAGAGCATGGAGATGTAATTATTATTTTGAATAGTGATGAATGGCTGACAAGAAAGAAAGATTATGTCTTTATGCCATGGCAAGAGAGAGCGGAAATTCTGCATTCAATTCGTGGTGTCATCGAAGTTGTCAAGGCATCAGATTATGATAATACAGTTTGTAAATCACTCACTGATCTAAAGAAGGTTATTAGTCTGGACTACTTTGCAAATGGCGGAGACAGAGGAGACAAAAATACACCTGAGATGGATGTCTGCGAGAATCTTGGAATAGAGATGTTATTCGGTATCGGCGGCGGAAAAATTCAGAGTAGCAGCTGGCTTGTAAAGGGCATTCAAGACAAGGAGGATGAAGATGAGAAATCCAATCACACAGCAGGGGTATAATGATCTTTTAGCTGAACTAAATCATCGCACATCGAAAGTTCGTATTGAAATAGCTAATGAGATCGAAACAGCAAGAGGTCACGGTGATATTAGTGAAAATGCGGAATTTGACTATGCCAAGGATCGTCAGCAATCTAACGAATTACGCATTTCTTATCTTAAAAACTTTCTTTCTACCGCTGAAATTATGACAAATTATCATCTAGCAAGGGACGGTCGGGTTGTCTTTGGTGTGCGTGCAAAGCTGCTTAACTGTGACACAGACACACAGCATATATACAGAGTGGTGGGCGAAACTGAATCAGACATTCCGAATGGAAAGCTAAGCTATAAATCTCCTCTTGCCCGAGCAATTCTTGGCACCAGCGCAGGTGAAACAGTTGAATTTGAGACACCAAAAGGCGTCAGCTACTACGAAGTTCTAGACGTGCTGTACGATTAATACAGCGCAGATGCTCTCAGACAGCACCAGATATTACCCGATATCTTAAATGATATGATAATCAGGTATGTTTTTACTGGGCCTCTCAAGCTGAGTATGAATTACGCATATATAACAAACAGGAAAGAGTTATGCAACAGGAAGATCTACAAAAATTACTTAAGGTTAGAGAATCTGTATTAGAAAAATATAAATCACTTGATGGAAGTGAAAATCCATCTGTTTCTATGATGAGACAGAGAGATGTCGCGGTGTTTTGTGAGAAGCTGATGAGCCTAGTAGATGATTTATTGAAGCCATATGTGAACTTTTCATAGCATACTCGGCTGTAAGGTATTTGCCTCATATGTATTTAATAGGCAGATATGAGTCTGAGTATCATAGACAGAGTTACGAGATTTGAAAAATATGCTTTTGCCTTTGTAGTCAAGAGCTGGGTAGCTTTTATAGTATTGCTAGCCTCGACAGGTTGTTCGCAAGATTTTACAGTAATAGACCACTCAGAGACTAGAGTAGTAATTGATTCATTTGTGCAAGTAGACCAAGTTGAGAAGATAGACGTTCTTGTTGCTCTTGATACATCCTGCTCTATGAGCGACAATTTTTCAAATGTTTCAAGCGGGATGGAACTATTAAGGTCTGATATTGAGAGCTTGACCCTAGATTATAAATTTGGGTATATTACAGCTGATTCCACTCGTCTCGGATTTGTAGGGCCGTATGATTCTAGTTCAAGCCCAATAGACATGATGATGGCTCCAAGCCTTTTGCCGCAGACAATCTATGAAGAAGGTTTTGCATCGACATACACATTTCTATCTTCCTCGTCTGGAATTGAATTTTTTCGACCCGATTCTGATTTTTTATTATTCTTAATCTCAGATGAGGATGAGCAGAGCAGTATATCTGCACAGGCGTTCTATGATTGGTTGCAGGCATTATTTGTTGATGTTCGGCATGACACTGTATCAATTACTACGTTAAACGACAGTGAAAGTGACTGTGGCATCTTGTGGGATTATGGCTGGAAGTATGAAGAGCTCGCAGGCCTGTATAACAAAAGCGCATTAGATATTTGTGACGAGGACTGGTCCTTATGGCTTTCAGAGTCATCCTTTATCACAAGCCGAGAAAGTAGCATAGTTTTAACTGAGACTGATCCTATTGTCAAGTCGATAGTTGTCTATGTTGAAAGAGCTCCAACATGGGACTGGGAGTATATTGAAGAGACAAATACGGTTCAGTTAGGATTTGTTCCTGACTATGGTGAGCTTGTTGAAGTCGGATACAAAGTCGAGGTGTAAGTTGGGATTTTTGCACCATCTCGTATTTTCATATTTTCTTCTGGGCATAAACATCGTCGTGATGATCTTTTCAATTTCTCTTGGTGAGAATGATGCAGCGCTTTTCAGTGGCGTCGCCAGCTGCTCGAGCTTAGTAATGATTGATCTATTAAGCAATCTCCGAAAGTAGCGCTATAACGTGTAAATTTCCCATTATTGGGTTACAATGAAGCTTGAGCCGGGTTGGTGGAATTGGTATACACAACAGACTTTATTTATAAAGTGTTATACAAAACCTAATATTGAAGTATAATATAAATGATTTATGCGGGTATGGTGAAATTTGGTAAACACAAGGGGCTTAAAACCCCTCGACCATTAGGTCTTGCCGGTTCAAGTCCGGCTACCCGTACCA